ATGGCATCAATCGAGCAGACCTCCAGCGGCTTCGCCGTGAAGTGGCGCATCGGAGGGAAACGGACCGGCGCCGCGCAGACCCTGTCGTTCCGGATCCCGCCCGGGCAGAAGCCCACCGCGACGCGGAAGCTCGCCGAGGCGGCGAAGCAGCTCGCCGAGTCCCGCGCCCACAACATCACCCGCGACGAGGTCCGCGCCGCCGTCATCGGCGACACCCCCACCGCGCCGGCCGGCGTACCCACCTTCGAGAAGTGGGTCGACACGTACCTGGAGAAGCGGCGGCTCACCGGCGAAGTGCAGCCGGACACGCTCGAACGCTATGCGACGATCCTGCGGAAGCGGGCCGTGCCGTACCTGGGTGCCCGGTACGTCGTCGACGACCAGATCACCGCCGACGTCATCAAGGACTGGGTGGCGTGGATGACCAGCACCCAGCGCACCCCCCGCGGTAAGCCGATGCACCCGGAGACGATCCGCCGCGCTCACGCGGTCCTGCACGGCTGCCTCGGTGCGGCCGTGCCCCGCTACCTGTCGGCGAACCCCGCGGCACGGCCGGCCGGGGCCCGTAAGCACATCTCCGGCCTGCCGAAGTCGACCCCGTTCCACGGCATCTTCCTCGAGCCGTGGGAGTTGGCGGCGATCCAGGACCGCTGCTCGGAGGCGATTCACGACCTGGTGTACGTCGACGTGCGCACCGGGCTGCGGCTCGGGGAGATCCTGGTGCTGCGGCCGGAGGATGTGGTGCCGGACGGTCGGCGCCCGCACATCAAGGTGACCCGGGCGTTGAAGAACGACGGGGAGATCGGGCCGCCGAAGTCGGCGAAGTCGCACCGGGACGTGACCATCTCGGAGGAGGTGGCGGAGGTGCTGGTGCGGCGAATGTCGGGGAAGCGCCGTGGTCAGCTGCTGTTCCCGGCGCCGCGGGGCGGTTTGTGGAGCGAGAACAACTTGCGAGTTCGGCACTGGCTGCCCGCGGTCGCTGCTTCTCAGCGGTGCGAGGAGCATCCGCCGGAGTTGCCTGCGAAGCCGTGTCGGGGTCCGCGTCGCAAGCTCAGGGTAGACGAAGTGTCGACGTGCATGTGCCCGGGTCGGGTGAAGCGGTTTCCGCGTTTCCACGACTTGAGGCACACGCACGTGTCGCTGCTGGTGGAGGCGGGCTGGTCGCCGAAGCGGGTGCAGCTTCGGGTGGGGCACGCGAACTACCAGATCACGATGGATATCTACGGCCACCTTTGGGAGGGCGATGACTCGGATCGTCTGGACAGCGTGGAGAAGTTGCTGCTGGCGGCTGACGACGAGGTGGGTTAGGACGCGGCGGTTCGGCCTTGTTCGGCTTCGGCTTCGTCGGCTTCGCGGAGCGCGGCGAGTTGGTCGAGCTGGGCGGCGGCCATGGCGCGTAGGTGTCGGGACCGGTTGGGGTTGTCCCGGATGGCGCGTAGCAGGGCGACGGCGGCGTTGAACTGGTCGTCGCCGGCGTGTGTGGTCGCGCTGTCGTGGGGTTCGCCGCCGGTGAGGATGCGGTCGATGGCGCCGGTGGGCCAGTTGAGGACGCGTTCGAGGGCGCGGAGGTTGCTGTCGCGGTAGTTGTCTTTGATGGCGGTTTCGATGTTGCGGATGGTGGCGACGGAGGGTCCGCCGCGGGCTTGTACTTGGGATTGGGTTAGGCCGAGTTCGTCGCGTCGGCGGGATACGTAGGTGCCGAGGCGTTGCCAGTCGGGTTCACTCGCCGTCACCTGCGCCATCTTTGCTGAAAGGTTCTGAAAGGTCCAGCCCGTGGCGGGCTTCGCGCGTACTGCGGTCATCACGGTTGCTCCCCAGCCTCCGATTTATCGTCGTGAGTATCTCACCACGCAGGGTCATCCCACCAAACAAACGGTCGGCGAGGCTCACCCGATCGGTGGACCCACCAGCATCACCTTTCACTTGCTTTCTAGCGCTAGTTGGCGCAAGCTAGCGCTATGTCACAGCCGATCCCCCCGCAAGTCAGCCTCCGGGCGCTCCGCGAGTGGCGCGGGCTGACCCTCGAACAACTCGCCGACGAAATCCGCGCCCAGGGCCACGACGTCAGCGTCACCGCCCTCAACAACGCCGAACTCGGCCACCGCCAGGCATCCCCCCGCTTCCTCGACGCCTGGGCCCGCGCCCTCGGCATCCGCCCCACCCACATCCGGCAGGGCCGCGAGCTGCGCCAGTGGGTGAGCGACATCGACCGCAGCGCGGCCGGCGCCGACCTGGTGGAAGTCGCGTGAAGCCCGGCGGGTGGCCCGAAGAGTGGGCCGACATGTGGATCGTTTCCGTCGCCGAGGTCGCCAAGCGCACCCCGTGGACGGAGCGGTCCCTCAAGGACGACTGCCACGCCGGCGTCCTCGACCACATCAACCGCAAGGGAGCGATCGGCTTCACCCACGAGCAGCTCGACGCGCTCCTGGAGCGCTACCGCCGCGAGGGCTCCGGCGAGGAGCCGTCGGCGGCGGAGCGGGAGGCCGACGAGTTGGCGGCGGCGCGCGCCTACAACGCGCAGACGCAGACACGCGGCGGCATCAAGCGAGTCGCCTGAGCAACACGAAAGCGCCCGACCGTTCACGGCGGTCGAGCGCTCCCAGAGAAACCACCGCACCGACAAGCCCTGAGAGAGGTCGGAACGATGACCAATCCGAATCCTAGCGGCAGCGGAGACGAGCCGCGCGGGCCGCAGCCCACCCGGGACAACCCGTTCCCGAACCCCAACCCGAACCCGACGGTGCCGACCTACTCGGCGCTGGACCTGATGGGTGAGACGTACCTCGGTCTGTGGAGTGCGGGGAAGATCCCGGCCGGCCCGATGGTCGACCCCGTGGCGGCGCAGCGGGCGTGCGCGGATCTGCTGCGGGCGTTCGGCGTCATCCCCATTGACCAGGCCGCCCCGGCGGCGGAGACCCGACGGGCCGCTGGCGCGGTCGCCGCGGTGTGCGGGGTGGCGGCATGACGCTCGACACCCGCATCTACGTGCTCGGCGAGGTTGACCACCGCGAGGTGTTCACCGAGTGCCAGCGTCTGCTCGGCCAGTACGACGAGGATCGCCGTGGGCCCAAGCAGCAGAAGTGGTCGGACAGCGGCGAGTGCATCTCGAACGAACCGATGCAGAACCTGCCCGGCTGGCTGATGGTCTACTACCGCCCCGGTGCTGCCTACCGCCCCGGTGCTGCCTACCGCACCGCCGAGGAGTCGGCACAGCACGACGAGTGGACCTGCAACATCCCCGGCTCGAAGTTCTACGAGGCCGACGAGCCGCAGTGCAACCGGACCGAGCACGACCAGCCCTGTTGGCTGGAGGTGTCCATCGACACGGCGTACGGCTACCGGGACTCCGAGGGGATGGGCTGCGGCGACCTGCACGCCCGGCTCGTCGCCGAGCTCGGCCTGTGGCTCGACGCTAGTGGGATCGCCTGGAAGTGGCGCAACGAGTTCACCGGCGAGGTTCACGAGGGCTACGAGTCGCTGATCGGGCTGGCGTCCGGCGGTTTCGAGGCGTCGGCGTGGTTCAGGACCACCGTCGCCCCGGTGATCGCCGCGCACATCGCCGCTGAGGGCGGTGAGGCCCGATGAGCGCCCCCACCATCCTTCCCGCGCACTGGCCGCCGCTCGACGGCGACGTGTGGGTCGACCGCCACGGCGTCGAGTGGGTCACCCAGACCTGGGAGGCCAACGACGAGGTGCGGTGCGCGCTCCACCGCGTTGCCGGCGGCGCGTCCGCGACGCCCGGCCGTCTCCTGGAGTCCGCCGGCCCTCTCACGTTGGAGGCGAAGGGCTGGGAGCGGCTGCGCAACGAGCGCATGGTCGCCGAGTTCGCCACCGGTTCGGTCGGGGGCATGCGGTGAGCGCCCCGACCATTCCCCCTGTGCGGGTCGGGCAGGTGTGGGCTGACAACGACAAGCGCGCCGAGGGCCGGAGGGTCCGCGTCGTGGAGGTCGGCCGCACGCACGCCGTTGTGGAGCTGGTCGATCAGCGTGGCCGACCCGCCCGGGGACACGAGGCACAGCAGAAGGCGGAAGCTGGTCGCCGCACTCGCATCCGGCTCGACCGGTTCCGCCCGACCAGCACCGGATACCGGCTGGTCCGCGACGCCGACGGCGGTGCGCGATGAGCCTGCCCAACGACCTCATTCGCCGTGGCTGGGACAGCGAGGTGGAACGCCACCGCGAGAACCTCGAACGTGAGCTGGCCGACATCGCCAGGTACCTGGAGCAGGCGCGCGCCGACCTGAACGCCGGGAAGGTAAACACCCACGTCCTGCGGGAGATCGTTCGCGGGGGCGCCGAGGCGTACCACCGCGGTGCCGCTCTTGCCGCCCTCAACTCGGTCCGCTTCGCACTCCCCGAGGACGGTGAGCCCCGGTGAGCGCCCCGACCGTGACCGGCGTGCGGCTGCTGCCGTCCCCCACCTACGAGGCGTGGACCGACCCGGACACGTTCGCCGCGATCGCCTACTGGGCCGACACCGTCAGCCCTGACGCCCACACCCTCGCCCACCCCTCCCCGGTGCAGGGCTGCCCCGGCTGCCCCCCGGTCACCGCCTGCCAACTGTGCGGACAGCCGCCGGCGGTGTGCGTCGACCTTGCCGGGCATCGGCGGATCGCCGCCGCCGGGGAGGTGGTCCGGTGAGCGTCGACTGGCAGGACGAGATCCCGTCGTGGCGGGAGACCGAACAGCGGGCAGCCGACGAGCGTGAGGCCCGCCGCGACCGACTGTGGAACCGGGTCGTCGGCGCCGTGGTGTTCCTCATCGTCGTCGGGCTGATCGCGGCGGTCGCCCATCTCGGCGGTGAACTGTCGTGAAGCCACCCATCCCGTACTTCGGCGGGAAGATCACCGTCGGCCCCGCCATCGCCGCGCTGTTCCCCCCGCACAACCACTACGTCGAGCCCTACTGCGGCAGCCTCGCCGTGCTCCTCGCCAAGACCCCCAGCGGCCACGAGACCGTCAACGACATCGACGGTGCGCTCATGACGTTCTGGCGTGTCCTGCGCGACCAGCCCGCCGAGCTGGCCAGGGTCTGCGCGCTCACCCCGCACAGCCGCGCCGAGCACCAGGCGTCCTACGACCTCACCGGCCCCGACCTCGAGGTGGCTCGCCGCGTCTTCGTCCAACTCACCCAGGGCCGCGCCGGTGCCCGCAGGCGCACCGGGTGGCGGCACAACGTCAAGACCGCCGCCACCCCCGTCACCTCGCTGCCCGACTACCTCGACGCGTACGTCAGCCGCATCCACCAGACCGCCGAACGCATCGCCGGGGTGTCGCTGGAGTCCATGCCCGCCCTCGACCTGATCGCCAAGTACGGCGTCGACCCGGACGTGCTGCTCTACGTCGACCCGCCGTACCTCGGCACCACCAGGTGCCGGTCGTGGGACGGCTACCACCACGAGATGCGCGCCGAGGCCGACCACCGCGACCTGGCCGCCGCGCTCCACGCGTGCAAGTCCGCCGTGGTGCTGTCCGGGTACGCCAGCGAGCTGTACGACCGTGAGCTCTACCCCGGCTGGGACCGCCACACGATCGCCGCCGGCACCGGCCAGGGGGAGGTGTGGGCCAACCGTACCGAAGTGCTGTGGTCCAACCGTCCGCTCGGAACCCAGCCGTCCCTGCTCGACGCCTTCGACGTGGTGACCTCGTGACCGCCCTCGCCCGTGGCATCGCCACCGCGGCCGTCGCCCTCACCGGATTCATCCAGTGCACCCACCCCCACTGCGGCCGGTGGGCCCGCACCTGCGCCGGCTGCCACCGGCGCCGCCACTCCCCCTTCACCCTGCGCACCAGGTGGTGACCCCCATGACCTCATACGCCCTCATCTACGCCGGCTCCGACCACAACACCCCGCAGAGCGCCGTCGACCGCAAGTTCGCGCAGGTCGCCGAGCGGCACCCCGAGGCCGTCAACACGCGGCCCTACATCAGCCGCACCCGCCCCACCACCATCGGGGGTGCCCGGTGAACGGCGCATCGGCCACTTTCACCCTCACCATCCCCTGGTGGGCGTACGGCGCGTTCTGCACCGGCATTCTCGGCCTCGTCGCCGGCGGATACGCCGCCGGCCGCGCCGACCGGGCCGACGCCCGCCGCACCGCCGACATCGACACCGAATACGCGCCGACCCTCGACCGGTGGCGGCACCTCGACCGCAACAACAGCGGCGCTGACGCCACCGTGTGGCCCGTCAACAGCCCGGCCAGCACGCCGGTTGTGCTGCCCGGGTGGGCGGTCGCCCTCGACGAGCTGACCCAGGTACCGGCCCCCACTCCCATCCTCGACACGGCCGCGCCGCTGGCGTCCACCGTCGGCCGTGCGCCCGCCCCGGGTGAGCCGCTGACCTGGTTCGAGGAGGTCTCCGCCCTGCGGGTGGCGCTCGGCCACGGCCGGTACACGGCCGAGCTGGAGAAGACGACGTTCCTGCCGGGGGTGGCGTCGTGATCGCCCTCCTGGATTTGGTGTTGGCCGGGTCGCGGATCGCCACCTCCGTGGGTGTCGTGTTCATCGTTGCCGCGCTGGCCGTCCTCACATGGCTGGCCGCCCGCAACCGGCCCCGGCCGGCCGTCAAGTCGTCCCTTCCGGCCGCCGCCCGGGTCCGCCGCCACCGTGGCGCCCGCCGGCCGGTCCGCGCCGCCGCCTGCAACACGGCGGACGCGCCGACCGCGGTCATCCCCGTCCTGCGGGACCAGACCGAGCTGATCCCCGCGATCGGTGGTGGTCGTCGTGGCTGAACCGTCAACCGTCGACCTGGTCGCCTCCATCGTCACCCGCGAGGCGACCCGCCGCCGCGGCGACGAGACGTCCCCGTACAGCTGGGGCACCGGCCTCGGTGTCGCCCCCGGACACGCCCGGGAAACAGCGGCGGCGGTGCTCGAGGTGTTGCGCCGCACCGGGCACCTGACCAGCCCCGCCCGGCTGGCCGAGTTCGGCCGCTACGCCTGGGTGTTCGGCTGGGTCGCCGGTGTGGTGCTGGCCGGGACGACCGGCGAGTACGGCTGGCCGTGGTGGGTGTCCCTGCCCGTCGGGTCGGCGTCGTTCTACGGAGGGCTGCTGGCCATCGGCTGGGCCGCCCGACGCCGACCCCACCTGAGGAGCCGGCCGTGAGTACCCACCCGGACGCCATCGCCGGCGAGACCGTCGACACCTCCCACACCAGGACCGAGCAGCGCCTCACCCCCGGCGTCTACCCCGTCCGCCCCGACCCGCACGGCCACACCCTGCTCGTCGGCGACAACCAGCGGGCCCTCCATGTGCTCGACCTCGGCCAGGCCGCCCACGTCGGCGGTGTCGCCGTCACCAACCCCGACCACCTCGACGCCCTCGCCGGCCGGCTGCGGGACCTGGCCGCCCGAATGCGGGCCTTCCCCACCGCCACCGCCGACATCCCCGCCTGAGGAGCCCCGCCGTGCTCACCATCACCGCCCCAGCCCCCTGGGACCTGCCCACCGGCACCACCCCCAACCTCCTGATGCTCGGCACCTACTACCGCGTCCCCCTCTCCGACATCGGCGAGGACGGGGACGTGTTCGCCCTCGGCCACGTCGGTAAGCACCGCATGGTCGCCGCCCTGCGCCGGCACGCCCGCGAGTTCTACGGCGTGCCCGAGCAGTTCGCCACCTGCACCGTCGACGACATCACCGACTGCATCCGGCACACATGGATGGTCAACACCGCCGTCAGCGCCTCCTGCTGGCTCCTGGCCCACGCCGACCCGACCGCGCCCGGCGCGTTCCCGGTGACGTACTGGACCGCGCCGTGACCGGCCTTGGCCCCACCTGCGACTGGTGCCGGCGCCCCGGCGCGACGCACACCGCCGACGAGCACCCGCTGCCGCGCGACCACGCCGACTACGACGCGTTCTACGACGCCAGCGACGACGAGCTGACCGCCATGACCGTCGAGGCCCTGGAGAACTTCGGAGCCCGCCGTGCTCAATGACCACCCGCGCGCCGATCCCGGCGACGGCCGCACGGAATGCGATGGATGCGGCAAGTACGTCTGGCCGGTCATCCACTCCTGTAAGGGCATCCCCGTCACCGACGCAGCGCGGGCCCGCCGTGCTGCTGACCTTGGCCCCGGCCCCAGCCCCGCCCCATCCCCACCCGCACTCCTCGCCCACGGCTACACCCTCGCCGACCTGCACCGCCTCGCCCGCCAATCCGCCGGCTCCAACCGCAGCATGGCCGCCGACCAACGCGACCTGCACGACACCGCTTGGTCGGCGATCGCCCTGCACCTCTACACCGTCGACCAGTGGCCCCCGGAGCGGGACCTCCTCGCCGTCGGCAAAGGAGCCATCTGGGCGATCGTCAGAGACCACCGCACCACCTACGGGTACCGGGACCGCGAATGGGACGCCGGCTTGGCCACCGCCCCCCGGTTCTGTGCCTACTGGCTCGGCGCCCGCGTCACCGCCAGCCCCGAGGAACCCATCGTGGAGCGGTTCGCGTTGCCCCGTCTCATGGATTCGCTGGGGGAGCCGTACCGGGCGGCGATCGTCGCCCTCGCCGTCCACCAGGGCGAGGCCGACGCCCGCGCCCAGTCCTACGACGACTGCGCGCACTGCGGCGGGCCGTGGGCCCGGCACACCGACCGGGACGCCGCCACCTGCTCCCTCGGCCTCACCAGGACGGCGTTCAACCGCCGGCTGAACGTCGCCCGCCGCGCCTGCATGCAGCTGTGGCTGGAGCACGAGACGCCCCACCGGGTGGCGTTGAGGCACCCGGACCGCCGTAACGACGCCCGGCCCGTGCAGCCGTGCGGGACCCTCGCTGCGGCGCTGCGCCACCGCAAGCGCAAGGAAACGCTGTGCGAGCTGTGCGCGCCGAAGGAGGCGGAGTACGACCGGGCTCGCCGTACCCGCCGCACCGCTGCCGGCGGGGCCGCGCGATGACCGCGATCAGGGCCGGCGACCAGGTGACCGCCACCGTCGACGACACGACGGGCGCAACCGTCACCGTCGACCTGGCCGTGCAGCGCGTCGACGAGCTGGGCTGCGGCTGCCGGCGGATCGCCGCCGCCCGGCCCGGCCCCGACGCCGGCACCCGCACCTGCCGGACCGTGCACCTGATCACCGGGTGCGGGCACGGGCACGACAACGACATCACCATGCAGCGGGGTGGCTCGTGATCACGATCCCCGCACCGAACAGCGGAGCCCCGACTGTGAGTCGCGTTCAACTGCGCGTCGAGTACGCCGACCACCAGCGCCGCTACTTCCCGGTCGAGCGGGGATGGCGTATCGACTCGGCGAGCCGGTGCATCGTCATCGGCACTGACCTGCCCCGCACGTACGTGCCGCTCGACGGGGTCACCGACTTCACCGTCGAGCCTGTCCCGGGCGGTGAGGATCGTGGGTAGTCCCGCCGTTCCCGGCCGGCGCCGGGAGACGTACGTCGGGTCGCCCGGCTACTTCCTACTCAACCAGGCATGCCTCGCCGTCAACACCGCCTTCGACAGCATCTGCTACCTCGTCGGCAGCTCGGTCTCCTACGCCACATGGCGGGACGTCGACGTGCGGATCATCCTGCCGAACGACCGGTTCGCCGAACTGTTCCCCGGCTTGAACGGCAACCCACGAACGCACCCGCTGTGGTCGCTGGTCTGCTCGTCGACGTCGCTGTGGCTGGGCCAGGCCACCGGGCTGCCGGTGGACTTCCAGGTGCAGTCACAGGCCAAGGCCAGCTTCTACCAAGGGCAGCCTCGGGTGCCGCTCGGCCTCTTCCCCTCCCCGCCGGGCGGTGAGCCCGCATGAGCGCGCCGACTATGCGGCTGCTGTCGCTCGGCGCGGGCGTCCAGTCCACCGTCCTGGCTCTCATGGCCGCCGACGGCACTTTGCCCGGCCTGGACGGCGCGATCTTCGCGGACACCGGCTGGGAGCCGCGCAAGGTCTACGACCACCTCGCCCGGCTGGAGAAGGTGCTCAACGCGGCCGGCATCCCGCTGTACCGCGTCGCCAACGGCAACCTCCGCCACGACAGCCTCGACCCCGCCCACCGGTACGCGTCCATCCCGTACTTCGTTCGCAACCCAGACGGCTCCAACGGCATGGGCCGCCGGCAGTGCACCAGCGAGTACAAGCTGGCTCCCATCGGCCGAAAGGTCCGCGAACTGCTCGGCGCCGAAGCCCCCGACTACCGCCGGGTGCCGAAGGGCCGGGTGGCAGAGCAGTGGATCGGGTTCTCCACCGACGAGATCCACCGGGTTTCCGACAAGGAGGGCGTGCTCTACTCCCGCAAGCGCTACCCGCTGCTCGACCTCGGCATGAGCCGGAAGGACTGCCAGCGGTGGCTCACGGCCCGCGGCTGGGGCGACACCGCCAAGAGCGCCTGCATCGGCTGCCCGTTCCACGGCAACGCCCAGTGGCGGGAGCTCCGCGACAACCACCCCGACGAGTGGGCCGACGCCGTGGCGTTCGACGAGGCGATCCGCAAGGGTGGCGCCCGCGGTCTGCCGCTCAACGGGGAGGCGTTCCTCCACCGCTCCCGACTGCCGCTATCCATCGCCCCGATCAACCGGGTGACCCGCAAGGAATGGGCCGACCGGTCGCCGGACATCTTCGACGCACTGGCCGAGATAGAGCTGGCTGAGGACGGAGACCCGGACGGATGCTCGCCGTACGGCTGCCGGTCGGGGGCGGCTGCGTGAGCGCTTTCGAGAAGTACGCCGTCCAGCGGATCGTCGACCAGGCCGCCGAGGTTGGTGTCACCATCCCGCCCGAGCTCACCAAGTTCCTCGACTGCGGAGCCGGCTCCTACGCCGCCCGCGCATGGGCCGAAGCGCATCCCGACGACGACGGCACCGGCTGCTGCTGGGGCGACGTACAGGGCGGGCCCGCGAACTGCATCTGCTGGACGCCGGTCTTCGCCGAGGACCAGCAGCCGCCCCGCCCACCGGTCGGGCCGCAGGACCTCGCGGCACAGCCGCGCATGTGCGGCGACTGCGCGTTCCGCAAGGACAGCCCGGAGCGGGCCGACGAGTGGTCCGAGGCGGCGCTGTACGAGCTGGTTGCCGACGGGAAACCCTTCTGGTGTCACGAGGGGATGCGCCGCCCGGTCCGTTGGGAGCACCCGGACGGGCGGACGGTGGAGGGCAGCCCGAACGACTGGCAGCCGCCCATGGTCGGCGGGGTGCCATACCGGTTAGACGGCTCGCCGGGGCTGTTGTGCGCGGGGTGGGCGGCGCGGGCCGGCCAGCGGCTGTTGAGGCGTGCTGCCGATGTCTAGAGATCAAAACTGGTCGTCAAATCCGAACTGGCGGGGCTCCCGGGCCAAATACAACGCCCTTCACCGTCGGGTTGAGATTGCCCGCGGTCGGCCGAAGGCGTGCGAGCGGTGCGGGAAGAGCGACCCGGACGCGCGGTATGAGTGGGCCAACCTGACCGGCCGGTACGACGACGTCAACGACTACGAGCGGATGTGTGTCACCTGCCACCGCCGGTTCGACGCGCCTCGTCAACACCCGGAACCCAAGCGCCCCGGGCGACCTCGACGTGAGGTGGTCTGCGTGACGTGCGGGAAGAAGCGGTTCCATTCAGGGCGGGGTCGATGCGGCACGTGCTACACGCGACTGCGCCGCCAGGGCTTCTTCGCAGCGTTGGACGGCGGTGGCCGGTGAGCGGGCGTCAGGTGTCGTCGGGGTCCGGGTCGCCTAGGTGCTCGGCGAGGATTTCGGCCGCCTTGTCAGGGCCGCCCGCCCGGCGCACGAGTCGGCCCAGCTCCACCGGCACGACGGCGGCGATGGGCTTTTCCCTGCTGAGCAGGAAGACGCAGCGGCGTAGCAGTCGTACCGAGGCGAGCACCTCAGTGATGTTGGCGCGCGCCTCGGAGATCGGCAGGTCTTCGTTCCCGATGTCCATGGCGGCGATTCTAGCTTGCAGGCTACTTGTACAATGAGTCGTGATGTACATAAGATGTGAGTGTAATGCACGGCCCGTTGTACGTCACTAGTTCGGGAGCTGATCAATCGATGAGCACCACCGAGACGGCGACCGCGGCGGACTACCGCTGCGTCATCTGCGGCACCGCCATCGGCAAGCCGGGCCTGTGCGCCATGTGCCAGCAGGAGCTGGACGACCGCGCCGCCGCAGAGAACGCCGCGCAGACCCGCGCTCTGGCCGGCGACCTGATCGCCGTCGCCCTCCGCGCCTACCTCGCCACCTTGTCCGACGCCGACCTGCGGGTCGCCGAGCACCGGGCGCAGGTGCGCATCGCCAACGCCGGGCGGGGCCTCGACCACACCAAGCGGCTGATCGACCTCGGCACCTACGGGCAGTCGTCGTACGAGGCCGCACGAGACGAGCTGGAGGCGGCCCGCCTTTTCTGCGGGCTGGTCCACGAAGCGCAGCAGATCAGCATCGCCAACCGCGAGCCGGACGGGGAGTGACGACATGACCGTGACCACCGAGGTGCCCACCCCACCACAGGCGGTCGAGGCCCAGGCCAGGGGGACCAGCTGCGTCATCTGCGGCCTCCCGTCCACCACCGCCGAGTGCCTCGCCTGCTTCATCGCCGCCGACGCCGCATTCGAGCGGGCGGCCGACCGGTGAGCGCCCCCACCGCCGAGCGCACCTGGCGGCAGCTGTACACCGGCCCCGTCGAACCCGACGGCAAGTTCTACACCCATCCCGGCACCGGCCGGCAGTACGTGCGCGTCTCCACCGTCCTCGACAACCTCGGCAAGGAAGCCCTCGTCCGCTGGTCCGCTGGCCTCACCGCCGACCACACGTTCGCGCAGCTCCCCCGCATCGTCGCCGCGTCCCGCACCAAGGCCTGCGGCAACACCCGCAACCGATGCGAGCACGACTGGCGAATGCGCTGCGACGCCTGCCCGTGTCGGAACTGCAAGGACTGCGTCCACGCCGAACTCAAGAACCGTCACTGGGTCGAGTCGCAGCGCCGCGCCGACGAAGGCACCCGCGTCCACGCCCTCATCAAGGAGTGGGTGCTGTCCGGCGGGATCATGCCCGACCATGCGGACGACCTGACCCCGTACGTGACCGCGTTCCGGACGTTCGTCGCCGACTACGGGCTCACCCCCGACTCGTGGGAGATGGCCGAGTCGACGATCCTCAACCACACCCACGGGTGGGGTGGCACGTTGGACGGGCAGCTGCGCATCTCGTGGGGCCGCACCGAACTGGCCGATGACTTCTGCGCCCGCCTCGGGCACGTCGGCTCCGACGTGGTCGTCACCGTCGACGGGAAGACCCGCGAGGGCGAAGGCGCGCAGCTGTACGTCGACCACCCGCTGCAGCTCGCTCCCTACCGGCGCGGCGAGGTGATGCTGCTGCGCGACGGCACCGAACACCCGCTCCCGCCGACCGACGGCGCGGCGATCCTGCAGCTACGCCCCGACGGATACACGTTCCGGCCGGTCCTCGCCGACGACGCCACGTACGAGGCGTTCCTCAAGCTCCTCGGGGTGTGGCAGTGGCTGGAGGAGGTCGGCGAGAAGGCGTTCCAGGTGCGGACGTTCCCGCTGCCGGAGGACTACCAGCGGGACAAGCGGAACCGGAAGGCCCGCGAGAAGCGCGCCGCCGGCAAGACCACCACCGCCCGGCCGACCCCCGCGGGCGACGGCTTCCCGATCAACAAGGCGGCCACCACCCGCCGAGCCCCGGCCGCAGGGCGGCGTACCGCGACCGCGGCTGACGCGCTCGGCGTCGGCCGCGAGCCCGCCCCGGTGCCGGGCTCCGCCAACGACGACGGGATCCCATTCTGATGCACCAACTTCCCCGCCGCCCTGTCCTCGATCGGCTCCTCTCGAAGGTCGACGTGCCTGCGTCCTGGCTCACCTGCTGGACGTGGAAGGGGCACGTCATCCCAAAGGGCTACGGGCAGATCTACGTCGGCGGCCGCATGAAGCGCGCGCACCGGGTGGCCTACGAGCTCGCCATCGGGCCCATCCCCGAAGGCATGAATCTCGACCACCTATGCCACACCCGCGACAGCTCCTGCTCCGGCGGGGACTCCTGCCTCCACCGCCGATGCGTCAACCCGCTCCACCTGGAGCCCGTTTCGGCGCGAGATAACACCCACCGCAGCACGGTTGCCATCGCCGCGCAGAACGCAGCGAAGACCCACTGCCCGCAGGGTCACGAGTACACCCCCGAAAACACCTACGTCTGGGCTGACGCGCCCGGCGCATCTCGGCACTGCCGGACCTGCGCCCGCGAGCGCGCCCGCTCCCGCACCCGAAAGGCATCCTGACTGATGGCTGGACGCATCCTGACCCTGCAGCGGAGCCTCCGCGAACTCGGCCGGCTCCGCGCCGGATGGACCGAGACGTACTTCGACCAGCGGGCGAACAAGGAGAAGACCCGCCCCGTCAAGTCGAAGACGTGGCTACTCACCTCCCCCACCCGCGACTACATCGAAGCCGCCGCCGAGCTGTACGGCGGCACCGCCGAACGGTGGAAGCCGCAAGGCAACGGCGCCGAGCAGTGGCGGGTCGTCACCGACACCAACACCATCGACGCGCTCCTGCCCCCGGGTGACCCGCTGTCCCAGTCGTACGAGATGTGGTCGTCCGGCGGCTGCCAGAAGCGCTGCGACGGGGAGACCGAGCAGCTGTCGAAGAAGCCGTGCGTGTGCCTGGCGGCGTTCGGCGACAAGTTCTACCTGGAGCCGCCGACCCGGGTGTGCCGGCCGCACACCCGGCTGGGTCTGATCGTGCCGGAGCTGCCCGACGTGGGGTTGTGGCGGATGGAGTCGCACGGCTTCTACTCGGCCAACGAGATCCCCGCGATGGTGGACCTGATCAAGTCGCGGGTGGACCCGTCGCTGGTGGTGCCGATCGCGTTGCGGATCGAGCCGCGGACACGGGTGGCGAACGGGAAGACGAAGCAGTTCATCGCGATTTCTGTCGGGCTGCGGGGGGCGACCGCGCAGCAGATCCTCGCCGGTGAGGTGCCGGCGATGGCCATCAACGGTGGCCCCCGCCAGCAGGCCGTCGGCGGGGCTGAGCGGCAGGCGATCGGCGCCGCGCCGGAGCAGCCCGCCCAGGCGGCCAGCGGGCGGCCCGCGGCGACGCCGGCCGCCGACAGCGCGCCGCGCGTCACCAAGGTGCAGGCGCTCCGGATGATCGCCGCCTGCCTGAACCGGCAGCAGCTCGACTCCGCCGCCGCCGACTTCAAGGCCGCCGGCCTGGACGACGAGGCGGTCCGGAAGGCGTGGCTCGGCCGGAAGGCGGAGCTGGAGAAGGTCAAGCCGACCAGCGCCCCGCCCGCCGCCGACGCCACCGAGCGGACCCCGGAGGCCAGCCTCGGCGAGGTCGACGAGCCGGACGTCGACGAGCCGGACACCGACGCGCTGTGGATGCAGGTCCTGTCCGCCGCCGGGAAGAAGCAGTGGGACAGCGACGCGCTGGAGCAGCGGATCACCGCCCGGTTCGACAAGCCGTCCGACGAGATCAACGGCTGGCAGATGCAGACGTTCCTCCAGGAAGTCAAGGACGGGGTGATCGCGTGACTACCAACCTGGACCAGGAGATCGCCTACTACGGGTACCTCAACCAGGGCGAGTGGTGGGTGCCGAAGAAGCCCCGCCAACCCATCCGCGTCGCTGACATGGACCCGGAGTGGCGACACAACGCCGCCCGGTTCCTGATGCGCCGCGCTGCCACCCTCGCGTTCTTCTACGCAGGCGGCGAGATCGCCGTGATGACCAGGCCGGCCTACCGGGACGTGGTGGGCGAGGACAGCGGGAAGCCGGTGCTGGGCCGTCGGACCTTCAGTGAGCTGGACATGATGTCCGACTCCGCGCTGGACGCGTTCGACGAACACTCCGACCGGATGATCCGCGACCCGGAGGGCTGGCTGCGCGGCACTCGTCTGTACCGGGCGCTCATCGCGGACCTGCCCACGGAGCCGGCCGAGGTGGAGGCGCTCGCGGAGCGTGCCCGGCACTGGTCGGCCTGCCCCGCCCGGACCGGCTCCGGGGACTGCCGCTGCGAGCAGATCCGCGCCGAGCACGACGCTGCGTACGACACAACGCCGGAGTGGACGATCTGATGAGCTGGACGACCTTCGGCCCGATGCTGGGCTTCGACGTGGAGAGCACCGGCGTTGCCGTCGAATCCGACCGCATCGTCACCGCCACCCTCGTGGCCATCACCCCCAACCCGCACGGCGGGAAGGCCGCCACCGACATCCGGTCAACCGTCATCAACCCCGGCGTGCCGGTGCCCGACGCCGCCGCCGAGGTGCACGGCTACACGACCGAGCGGGTGCAGGCCGAGGGCAAGCCGCCCGCGGGCGAGCTGGAGTGGATTGCCCGTGACCTGGCCAGCGCCTTTCAGGCGGGTATCCCGGTGGTGATCGCCAACGCGCCGTACGACCTGTCGATCCTGAGCCACGAACTGGTCCGCCACGGCCTGACATCGCTGCATGAGCGTCTCGGTGGCCGGCTTGTCGCCCCGGTGATCGATCCGATGTGCCTGGACAAGGCGGTGGACCGGTACCGGCCGGGGAAGCGGAGTCTGACGGCGCTGTGCGAGACGTACAACGTCCGTCTGGACGGGGCGCACGACGCGACGTTCGACGCGCTCGCGGCGTGCCGAGTGGTGTTCCGACTGGCCCAACGCGCGCAGATGCCGACGGAGCGGCTGACCCAGCTGTACGCCGACCGGAAGTACCCGTCGCGGATCGCCGAGACCTTCCAGTCTTTGGCCGGCATGAGCCTCGCCGAGCTGCACGCCGCGCAGGTCGGCTGGTACGCCACCCAGGCCGAAGGGCTGGCCGCCTACTGGATGAAGCAGGCCAACGAGTTGGAGCACCTCGCCGAGCGGGCGTCGGACGACGCCGACCGGGACACCCGGCTGGCGGACGCGGAGGACCTGCGGCGCCGTGCTGCCGACATCAGCACCTGCTGGCCGCTGCGTCCCCTGCCTGAGTTGGCCAGCGAGCAGGTGAGGGCCGCGGCATGAGCATCGCATTGTCTGCGGAGATGCTGACCGGAATTGGTCGACGGGCGGAGCCTCCCGCAGCGCGGATTCGGGCCAACATCGTGCAGAACGAATCCGGCTGCTGGATCTGGCAGAAGCGCGTGGAGTGGAACGGATACACGCAGATCCGCATTCGGGGCCACAAGTACGCGACCCGCAGGGTTTCCTACGCGCTCTGGAACGGGCCGATCCCGGCGGACATGACCGTGGATCACGCCTGCCACAACCAGGACGCCGACTGCATCGGCGGCAAGGACTGCCTGCACCGGCGGTGCGTCAACCCGGCTCATCTCGTGTTGGCAACGAGCGCCGCGAACACGCACGCCTCCCGCAACACCCCTTCTGCGATCAACAGCAGGAAGACCCATTGCAGCAAGGGGCACCCGTTCGACTCGACCAACACCTACGTTGACGCGAGGGGGGCTCGGCACTGCCAAACGTGCAGGACGGACCGCACTCGGGCAGCGCACAGCGCCCGTCAGGGCCGGCCGGTGGTTCCTCGCTCGAAGACCCACTGTCCCCGCGGCCATCTATTCGACGAAGAGAACACACGGTGGCGCCCCAACGGCAACAGAGCGTGCCGTACATGCCAGCGCGTACGTGAGCAACGTCGACGCTCGCAGGACAAGACCATGTCAGCGCCGGCCGCCGAGCGGGCGGAGGTGGGGGCATGAAGCTCGTGCAGCACGAGATCACCGACGCGTGCGCGAGCCTGCACTGCCACAGCCACCACGTGGACGAGCCCGCCGACAAGGCGTACATCGTCTGCTTCGAGTGCGGCCACGTCTATCCCTCGGCCCTGAACCTCTGGCTGGAGTACATCCGGCAGGTGCTCCGACTGACGTGGAAAGACCTGCTCGACCCGATGGACCCGCCGCGCGAGTTGATGCGGGACGTCCCCTGGTACGCGAAGGGCCGCCCGTCCGCCGTGTGGATGCTGCTGCGCTCGCTAACGAGCCGGCCCAGCGGCATCACGTTCTGCCAGCACTGCATCCACGACTTCTGAGGAGGACCCCCATGACCGATCACGCTTACTCCACCGACGACCCGAACACCGTGAACACCTACCTGCAGGCCCTTGCCGCCCGCGCCGAGATGGGCAAGAAGATCGCCGCCGACGTGAAGACCCTCGGCGCGGGCCCGCGAGTGTTCGTCCGCGACTCCGGGTTCGGCGGTCACAGCCGGAGCATCACGGCGATCGAGCAGCAGGGCGACCACATCCCCGACGGCTGGCGTGTGGTGCGCGGCAACCTCGAACCGCGCCCCGGCAAACCGGGCGAGGCAGCCCGCAAGTGGCTCGCCGAGCACCAGCCGGTCGACGTCCGCGCCGTGATGGAGAAGCACGGCCTGCCCCGATCCTGCTGGCTGCCCCGGGCGAAGGAGTTCGGGTGGACGATCAGCCGACCGGACCTGTTCGAGCACAACGGAGTGCTGTGGGCCTGCTACGCGGCCAAGCCGGGCACCTCGGACAGCGGGTTCGACACGGACAAGTGCACGTGGACGCCCCGGAAGCTGTCGGAGTTCCACGCCGCCCGCGAGGCTGCCGAGGAGGCCAAGAAGACGGCGGGGGTGTCGGCGTGATCCCCGACGTGAAGGCCATCGCCGCCGACCTCATGACCAGCCACGCCCGCGACATCGACCACATCGACGTATGGGCTCACATCGGCCAGGCGTACGACATCGACGTCGTCGAGACCAACCTGGACGCGAGCATCGCCAACGAGGTCATCGACCTGATCGGCAAGGCCAGCATCGACCTGACGTGGCCCGACGGCACCACCAACACCGAGCTGGACGCCGCCCGCGTCGAAATCGAGCGGCTGACCGCAGGCCTGTCCGAGGCGCTGGAACGGCTCACCGCGCAGCAGCCGGTCATCGACGCTGCGACCGCGTGGCGGGCAGGCCTGACCTACTCGTCCCTCCCCGAGTCGATGGCGCTCATGCGGGCGGTGGACCTCATGCCGGGTAACACGGAGTCCGCCAGCGCTCCGGGCGGTACCTGGTCGGCAACGCCGGAGCCGAACGTGGACGCCGTCCGCGACCGGCACGGCCAGCGTTGGGTCCGCTCCCCCTACCCGCCCGGCCCCAGCTTGTGGTGGCAGGGCGAGCGCGGCGCCGGACGGCCCGTCACCTGGCACACCCTGCTCGGCGATTGCGGACCCCTCACCGACGACACCAACAACACCGAGGCGGTTACCCGATGACCACGACCCTGCCCACCCCCACGGAGATGCAGACCACCACCACGACCCCCCGGGTCGTCGGGCTCGACCTCTCCATGACCGCTACCGGCATCGCCTGGTGCGACGGCAGCACCTACACCGTCGCCGGCCGAGAGACCGGCGACCGGCGGCTCCTCACCATCTGCCAGGAAGTCGGCATCGCCGTCGACGGCCGCGACATCGACCTGGTCGTCATCGAAGACCTGCCCACCCACGCCAAGAGCGCCGGTATCACCGGCATGGTCCATGGCGCCGTCCGGGCCTACCTGCTGCGGCTCAAGGTGCCGTACGTCCTCATCACGCCCGCCTCCCTCAAGAAGTACGCCACGGGGAAGGGCAACGCCGGCAAGCCGGAGATGGCCGTAGCCGCGTTCAAGCGCGCCGGGAAGGAGTTCGGCGACGACAACCAGTGCGACGCTTGGTGGCTGCGGGCGATGGGCCTCGACCACCTCGGTGCCCCCGCTACGGTGCTGCCGGCCGCGCAGCGGGCCGCGCTCACCGCGGTGAACTGGTCGGCGGTGGCCCGGTGATCACCAACGACATCGCCGCGATCCGCGCCGACCACACCACCTACCAGCAGGCCGCCGCCGACAGCCGCCGCGCCGAAGCCAGGCCGGTCCTCGCCGCCGGGCTCGCCGCCCGCGTGCCCGCCCTCTGCGACGAGGTCGAGCAGCTCCGCGCCGAAATCAGCCAGCTGCGAGCCGAGCACACCACCGCCGAGCGGCTCGTCATGGACACCATCATCGCGACCCCGCACCCGGCCCTGCCGTACCGGTCCGCGACGGTCGACGGCCTGTCCGGCGTCATCGTCCGCGCCGACTCGGCAGGCGTGGTGGTCGTCGACGGCCTCACCCACACCGGCGCCGCGGCGCTCGAACTGTCCGCCGCGATCACCCGCGCCGTCCGCAACATCAACACCGGAGCCTGCCGTGGCTGACACCACCATCGAATGGACGCAGCGACCCGGAACCACCGGCGCCGTCTGGAACCCCACCACCGGCTGCGACCGGATCTCCGCCGGCTGCGACCACTGCTACGCGCTCACCCTCGCCAAGCGGCTCAAGGGCATGGGCTCGGCGAAGTACCAGACCGACGGCGACCCGCGCACCTCCGGCCCCGGCTTCGGCGTGGCCGTGCACCCGGACGCCCTGTCGATCCCGCTGCGGTGGCGCGAGCCGCGGACGGTGTTCGTCAACTCCATGTCGGACCTGTTCCACGCCCGGGTGCCGCGCCACTTCGTCATCGACGTCTTCGGCGTCATGGCCGCCACCAGCGACCGGCACACGTACCAGGTGCTCACCAAGCGGCCCGAGCGGATGGCGCGGTTCTTCGCGACGCCGGGCCTACTCGCCGAGGTGGCCCACCGGGGCGCTCAGCGCTGCGAGAACGCCGACAGCATCCACGACGCGATCCTGACCGGGCACTGGCCGCTGCCGAACGTGTGGCTCGGCACCAGCATCGAGTCCGACGACCACGTCCGCCGCGCCGACGCGCTCCGCGACACCCCGGCCGCCGTGCGGTTCATCTCCGCCGAACCGCTCCTCGGCCCGCTCCCGTCGCTCGACCTCACCGGCATCGACTGGCTCATCGCCGGCGGCGAGTCCGGCCCCGGCGCCCGACCCATCAACCCGGACTGGGTGCGCGACCTCCGCGACCGCTGCCAGGCCGCCGGCACCGCCTTCTTCTTCAAGCAGTGGGGCGGACGCACCCCCAAGGCCAACGGCCGCGAGCTGGACGGCCGCACCTGGGACCAGTACCCGGCCGCCCGGACGGCGGCGGCGTGATGACCACCGACACCCCCCGCAACGGCCGGGCCCTCACCGAACGCGCCACCCTCGGCCGACGCCTCCGCGCCCACCGCATGGCCCTCGACTACAGCATCCGCGACGCCGCCGACCAGGCCGGCACCGGCAAATCCCAAGTCCACGCCATCGAACACACCACCACCGACGTCCTCGTCGGCACCCTCATCGACGTCGCCGCCGCCTACGGCCTGAACGTGGCACTCGTCGGCGACCACCACCAGCCGCTTCTCGACCTCACCGCCGCCGAAGTGCAGGCCCTCGTCGTCGCCGCAGCGATCTGGGCGGAGAACTCCGACGACCCCGATCTGCACAGCGCGCTGGCCAAGTACGCGGCAGCGAACCAGACCACCAACCAAACCCGGACGGCCGCCTGATGACCACCACAACCACAACCAGCCGCCCCGCGCTGCTGCGCCTCCCCATCGACCACATCGAACCCGGCCCCAGCACCCGCGGCCACATCGGCGACGTCGCCGAACTCGCCGCCTCCCTCAAAGTCGTCGGCCAACTCGTCCCCGTTCTCGTCGAACCCCTCACCGGCAACCGCTACCAACTCCTCGACGGCCACCGCCGGCACGCCGCCGCGAACCAAGCCGGGATCCTCCACCTCACCGCCGTCGTCCGCCACACCGACGACAACCCCATCCGCCGCGCCGTCCGGCAGCTGTCCATCCAAGGCCACACCCGCGCCTTCGACCCGATGGCCGAAGCCCGCGCCCTCCACAAGCTGATGTTCGAACACAACGTCACCCGCGAAAACCTCGCCCGCATGGTCGGCAAAAGCCCCGCCTGGGTGCGTGACCGGATCAGCCTCGTGCACCTCACCCCCGGTGAGCAGCGCGACGTCCAGTCCGGCCACATGTCCGTCACGGAGGCGATGCTGCGGTTGAAGAACCGGCGGGAAATGCGGGAAGGCCGCCAGCCCGCCCGGCCGGACGCCGCGACGCAGACCCGGCCGGTAGCCGGAACCCCGGCCCGCCGACGCGACCAGATCATCCGACTGCTCGCCGACGGTGCCGCCGTCAACGACATCGCCGCGACGCTCAGCGTCTCCCCCACCACCGCGAAAACCCACATGCAGGAGCTGTACCGGCAGCTCGGCGCCCGCAACGCCGCGCACGCCGTGCACCTCGCCTACCAGCAGGGCCTGCTCCGCACCTCCGCCGGCTGCAGCCGGTGCACCACGACCACCGACACCATCCCCGGCAAGGAGAACCACTGATGGGCGTCCAAGCCATCGAAGGCGGATACGACACCACCCGCGTCGCCACCGCCGCCGACGGCGAGCGGCGACGGCAGCAGCAGCGCGCCGCCGCCTACCGCAACCTCACCGCGATCGCCTGCAACCGGTTCCTCGGCCCCGACTGGAACACCCGCACCGACCACGACCCCACCCAGCTCCGCGCCGCCCGCACCTGGCGCGACGAAACCGCAGCCGCCCTCGGCATCACCCCACCACGGAAGGCGACCGCCTGATGCTGACCTCTGGCGCCCTATGCAAGGGATACGGCGGGTTGGAGCTCGCCGCCGAATCAGTGCTCGGCCCCCTGGAGCACCTCTGGTACGCCGAGTTCGACCCGGCGCTCACCTCCGCTGGAAAGCCGGTCCCGCAGTACGCCGCCCAGGTGGCTGCCGCGCACTGGCCCGATGTGCCCAACCTCGGGGACCTCACCGCCGTCGACTGGGCCGCCCTGCCACGCGTAGACGTCCTCACCGCCGGCTTCCCCTGCACCGACGTGTCCGCCGCCGGGAAACGCGCCGGCCTGAAGCCAGGCACCCGCACCGGCATCTGGTCGCACATCGCCTACGGCATCGGGGTACTCCGCCCGCCGCTGGTGTTCCTGGAGAACGTGGAAGGACTGCTCAGTGCCCGAGCCCATAGCGACGTGGAACCCTGCCCGTGGTGTCTGGGAGACGTCGACCCTGACCTTGTGGTGCGGGCACTCGGAGCCGTACTCGCGGACCTTGCCGCCCTCGGGTTCGATGCGGAGTGGGCGACTGTTCCCGCGTCGGACGTCGGTGCCCCGCACCGCCGCAAGCGGGTCTTCATCGTTGCCTGGCCTGCTGCCAACCCCCCGCGCTTCGGACACGGGCACGCCGGGCAGGCGGGCGTCGGAAGGGTTCCGGCCGCCCCTGTCGCAGGTGGTGCTGGAGCAGACGGCCTGACCCTGCTGCCCACGCCCAGGACGAACGACATGCGCGGACCCGGCGTGCACGGCACCGGAGGCCCGGACCTGCGCACCGCCGTGTCGTTGCTCCCGACGCCCAGGGCGCGTGACAGCAAGGGCCGCAACGCGAACCCGCGCGGCGTGGACCTCAACGAGGCGGTGGCGCTTCTGCCGACGCCAGCCGCCCAGCTCGGCGACCGGCGGGGCACCCCGAACGCGGACACCGCGCAGCGGCGGATGCACGAGCAGGGCCGCCGCAACCTGGAAGACGCCATCGCGCTCCTACCCACCCCACGAGCCACCGACGGCACGAAGGGCGGACCCAACCAGCGCGGCAGCTCCGGCGACCTGATGCTGCCCTCCGCCGTCATGCAGCTCCTACCGACCCTGACGGCCACCGACGCGAAGGGCGGCCGGAACGCCACCGCGAACCGGACCAACCCCAAGCCGACCACCACCACAACCAGTTGGACGCTCTCCGACGTGGCGCATGCCGACCGGTGGGGCAGCTACGCGCCCGCCATCACCCGCTGGGAGCAGGTAGTCGGCCGGCCCGCACCCGACCCCACCGAGCCCGGCGCGAATGGGCAGCCCCGCCTCAGCCCCGTGTTCGTTGAGTGGCTCATGGGCCTGCCCGTCGGCTGGGTAACCGACCATGTCCCGCGTAACGGCGCGCTCAAGTGCCTCGGCAACGGAGTCGTCCCGCAGCAAGCAGCGCACGCATACGCCACGCTGCTGAACAACGTCCTCAGCCACGGCGAGACAATCGAGCTGCCGGCATGACCAACAAGACCACCCGCCGCCCCCTCACGCCGGACGACCCACGCCACGGCACCCTCAGCGGATACAAGATCCACCGCTGCCGGTGCACCCCCTGCCGCGCCGCCAACCGCGACTACAACGACAGATACAACCGCCTCAACGCCTACGGCCGATGGGCGCCGCTCGTTGACGCCGCACCAGTACGCCAACACGTCAACCAGCTACGCGCCAAAGGCCTCGGCGCCGCCCGCATCGCCCAACTCGCCGGCGTCGGCACAGCCACCGTTCAACACCTCGTCTGGCGGCACCACAGCGGACGTCCGCCAACCAAGCGGCTGCGCCCCCACGTCGCCCAAGCACTGCTCGCGGTCAAGGCCGACACCAGCGCCCTCGCCGACGGAGCGTTCGTCAACGCCGCCGGGACCCGCCGCCGCATCCAAGCCCTCGCCGCGTTCGGCTGGTCCATCGCCGAGCAAGCCCGACGGTTGAACCGTGGTATCCGCAACTTCAACGACCTGCTCACCCAGCAACTCGTTACCGTGCGTACCGCCCGTGAGGTAGCCGAGCTGTACGAGCAGATGTCGGCCACCCCGCCGCCGGCGGGCATGGTCCGCACCCGTACCCGGCGCATGGCCGCGAACCGGGAATGGGCACCGCCCCTCGCATGGGACGACGACATCGACGACCCGGCGGCCACCCCCCACACCGGGCAGCCCGAAAACACGCCGGAGCAGGACGTCGATGAAGTCCTCGTACGTCGCGCTCTCATCGGCGATGCACGCTTCGACGACCTCAACGCCGCCGAGCAGATCGCCCTGTGGCATGCGTGGGAACGGCAGCGCCGCGCACGTCTGCTCGACGGGCCCGGACTGAAGGACTTCGCCACCCTGCACGGCCTGAAAACCCACGTCGTCGAGCAGCTCCGCAACACCGCGACCCGCTCCACCGCGAAAACCCAACCCAGCACCACCAACGCCGCGGCTACCGGCCGCACCTCCGAAAGGACCGCAGCATGACCCTGCCCACCCTGTCCGGCGTCGGCCGGCTCACCGAAGACCCTGAGCTCCGTTTCACGCCCAGCGGCAAGGCCGTCGTCAAGGTTCGGCTCGCCTTCAACTCCCGTCGCAAGAACCCCCAGACCGACCAGTGGGAAGACGGCGATGTGTTCTTCGTCGACGGCACCGCCTGGGACCGGGAAGCCGAGAACATCGCCGAGTCCCTCGCCAAGGGCCACGAGGTCCAGGTGACCGGGCGGATGAAGACCCGGCAGTACGAGAAGGACGGACAGAAGCGGTTCGCGATCGACCTGATGATCGACGCGATTGGCCCGACGCTGAAGTTCGCCACCGCCAAGGTCGAGAAGAACGCCCGCGACAACAACGGCACCAGCGGGGGTGGCAGCACGCGGACCGGTGCCGCGCCCGCCGGAGCACGCACCGGCGGCGGGAACTGGGACGAGGAGCCCCCGTTCTGATGGATCGCCCCCCACCAGTCCGATGCACCGGCCGCGCCCTCGACGGACGCGGCCGGGCCACCGGCCAACCATGCGGGCGCAGCTTCAAGGCCCGGCCACGCCGCGACGGGGACGGCATCCGCCCCGCAACGACCGTCGAACAGGACTCCGACGCCCGGGCCGCCGGCTGGCGCGTCGCTCCTACCACCGCCGACGGCACCCGCCACGCCATGTGTCCGACCTGCGCGAAACCCAACCCGACCACCACCGCCCTGTGCGCCGACCTGACTAGGAGCCTCACGTGATCACCATCCCCACCGGTGACCTCACCGGTGTCCTCGCCGACGTCGTCAACTTCGCCCACCCCAAGGCCGACGTCGGCACCCTCAACTGCGTCCGCCTCGACTGGGACGGCGAGTACCTCCACGCCACCGCCACCGACCGGATCCGGCTCGGCATCTCCACCTGGCACCCCGACGACGAACCCGACGACGACGGCCAGGACGACCTGTTCTCCAACTGGGGCGGCGCCGACAACCCGTGGTCGATCCTCATGCCCCTCGACGACGCCAAGGACGTCATCAGCAACTACAAGCTCGGCCCCAAGGAGTACCGGGTGCCCCTCACCATCGACCTGCACCAGGGTGTCCTGAAGGTCGAACGGTCCCGCGACACCGGCCACTCCCGGCTCGTCATGCAGATCCAGGGCGTCCTCGACGAGTACCCGAACGTGCGGGAGATGCTCGCCAACAACGACCGCATCGAGCCGGTCACCGGGCAGAAGTACACCGCGAAGTTCCTCGCCGACTTCGCGAAGGTCCGCGCCCGCGGCCCGCTGCAGCTCGCGTTCGCCGCAGGCCTCACCCACGTCACCATCGGCAAGCGGTTCGTCGGCGCGATCTGCCCGCTGCCCGAGGACCGGGCCGCCGCGTGAACCCACCCGACCGGCCAGGGCGCAGCCCACCAACCGCCGGCCCAGGACACAAACCGGCGCGGTCGTCCACCCTCCCCCGGGCGACCGCGCCACCCCCACCACCAACCCACACGGAGGGCACCATGACCAGCCCCATCCTCACCGACGACACCCTCCCCCTCGCCGCCGACGTCATCGACGCCATCCACGCCGCCGCCACCGGCAACCCACACACCGCCGCCCAGCTCGTCGACCGGCTCACCCCCGACCAGACCGCACAAGCCCTCGCGTTCGCCGTCGGCATGGCCGGCGGCACCGCCCGAGTCCTCGCCGACATGACCCGCTCCACCCCCGACGAGTGGATCCGCTACGTCCGGCAGCGGGCGGCAGCCTGATGGACCGGCCCGTCTACTGCGCCCGCGGCCGCACCCCGCACCTCGCCGCCCACCTCGTCACCGCGCCCGGCCGCCAAGAAGTCGTCTGCACCGACCACCTCGACGCGTCCACCGCCTGGGCCGGCACCACCGCCCAAGTCCACGACCTGCCCCCGCAACCCGCCGACACGCCCCATCAGCCGCCGGCCAGCCAGCAGCAAGCCCTGTTCTGACCCGCCACCCGAAACCCCGGAGCACCGCGTGAGCATCAACACCGACCACCGGCCACGCCGCGACCTGGACGACACCCAGGGTCGACGGCCGGCACCCGGTGCCCCCGACCCGCAACCGCCAGCCGACAGCCAGCCCAGCACAACCCAACCCCACGAAGTCGCCGCCGAAAGCATCGTCCTCGGCTCGATGCTCCTGTCGAAAGACACCATCGGCGACGTCATCGACATCCTCGGCGGCAGCGACTTCTACCGCCCCATCCACGCCACGATCTTCGACGCCATCCTCGACCTGTACGGCCGCGGTGAACCCACCGACCCCGCCGCCGTCGCCCACCGCCTCTACGCCGCCCGGGAACTCAACCGCATCGGCGGCGCCACCTACCTCACCACCCTCACCGAGTCCGTGCCGATCGTCGCCAGCGCCCCCTGGTACGCGCGGAAAGTCAAAACGGCAGCCGACCAGCGACGCCTCATCGAGATCGGCATGAAGGTCACCCGCATCGGCTACGAAGGCCCCCGCGACCCCGACGACGACCCATTCGACCGGGCCGGAGCCCTGTTCTTCGACGCCGTCGGCGACACCGACACCGGTGTCACACCCATCGCCGACCTCGTTCGCGCCACCCTCGACCAGATCGACGCCGCAGGCAAGGGCGAAGACCCCGGCCTGTCGACCGGACTGCCCGACCTCGACGACCTCCTCAACGGCGGCCTACGCGGCGGCCAGTTCGTGATCATTGCGGGCAGGCCCGGCATGGGCAAGAGCGTCCTCACCATGGACATCGCCCGCCACAACGCCCTCAAGGCCGGGAAGCACGTGGCCGTGTTCAACCTCGAGATGACCGGCCCCGAAATTCTCATGCGGGTCATCTCCGCCGAGACAAGCCTCCTGTTCACCGCCCTACGGCGCGGCCACGTCGACGACGCCGGATGGACAGCGATCACCCGCAAGTCCGCCGAGATCGACGAATCCGGCCTCCACATCGACGACTACGCCAACCAGACGTTGACAAGCATCCGGGCCCGCGCCCGCCGCCTCAAGCAGCGCGGCAAACTCGACATGGTCATCGTCGACTACCTGCAGCTGCTGTCCACCGGCAAACGTGTCGAATCCCGGCAGCAGGAAGTCGCCGAGATCTCCCGCGGCCTGAAGCTCCTCGCGAAGGAGTTGGAGGTGCCGGTCATCGCCTGCTCCCAGCTCAAGCGCGAGTCCGAGCGCAGCGCCAACAAGCGGCCCAGCCTGTCCGACCTCCGCGAGTCCGGGTCGCAGGAACAGGACGCGGACATCGTGATCCTGCTGCACCGCGACGACTACTACGACAAGGAATCCCCCCGCGCCGGGGAGGCAGACGCGATCGTCGCGAAGCACCGCGGCGGCCCAACCGACACCGTCACCCTCGCCGCGCAGCTGCACACGATGCGGTTCGCGTCCGTCGCCCTCGCCTGACAGACAGCACCACCCGATAGGAGCACCCCGATGACATGGTTCAAGGTCGACGACCGGTTGCACGACCACCACAAGACCCGCCAGGCCGGCCCTCTCGCCATGGGCGTGTGGGTGATGGCCGGGTCGTGGTGCGCCGCAAACGAGACCGACGGGTTCATTCCCGCGTCAGTTGTGGCCCGCTTCGCGTCCAAGATCACGCCGATTACGCGTCGCCTTGAATCCGTTGGCCTGTGGACTTCGACAACGCGTAACGGCGAGCCTGGCTTCCAGTTCCACGACTGGGACGAATACCAACCGTCGAGCAAGGAATTGCAGGACAAGCGGGCTGCCGCACGCGACCGGATGCGCAAGTACCGGGAGAACAAGCCCGGAACCAACCACGATGTTCGGCCGAACGCACAGGCGAACGGGCAGCGAACTTCGCAAGAAGTGCGCTCAACCCCGTCCCGACCCGTCCCGACCCGACCCATCTCTCCCCCCTCACCCCCCTCGCTAACGCCCGCCACCGACCAACTCGCCGAGTACGGACTGACCGAACGAGAGACGAAGAAAACCCTCGAACTCCTCCACAACACCATCACCGTCGGCAACGAAGACGCCCTCATCCACACCCTCATCCACAACGGCGACATCGACAGATGGATCACCAAGATGCGCGCAGCCATCGACGACGACACACCACGCCACCGCCTCCCCACCCACGACTTCGAACCCGACGCCACCGGCATCACCTGCACCCACCCCGGCTGCAAAATGCCCCGCCCCCACGCCAACCACCAGACCGGGCAGGCCGACGCATGAGCAACCCCATGGGCAGCAACGTCCCCAAGGGCACCCCGACCGGGGCCCGCAAGTGCGGCGACGCCGGCTACCGCAACAAGGCCGGGAGCCTCTGCGGGGCGAACGCGATTGCCGGCACGAACGCATGCAAGAACCACGCCGGAAAGCCTCTCGCGCAGGCGCGGGCGGAGGGCGCGATCCGGCTGGAGGTGCGGCAGTGGATGCTCGACTCGCATGACGGCTCCCGCATCGACCCGAGGTCGGAGATCCTGCGGTTGATCGCGTTCTGGCGGTGGAAGACGAACACGTACGGGCGGCTGGTCGGGGAGGCGTACGAGGCGGCGGAGCGGCTGCGGCAGGCGCACGACGCGGGCGGGCTGCTGGTCGCTGATGAGGCGGGCGGCGGTGACGGGTCGGAGCATCCGGCGTTGCAGGCGGCGCGCGCCGACCTGGAGCGGATTTTCACGACCGGCGGGGTCGCGGCGCTGGTCGGGCAGCGGTACGACGCGGACCGGGAGGGCCGGGTGTACGCGGTCGACGAGGGCATTCGGGCGCTCGTGAAGTTGGAGGGCGAGGCGTCGGATCGGGTGGCCCGCTACTGCGCCCTGGCCGTGCAGGCGAAGGTGGCTGAGGCCAGGGTGGAGTTGGCGCAGCAGGTGGGGGCGATGATCGCGTCGGTGATCGTGGGTGTGCTCGGGGATTTGGGTGTGGCGGCGGATGAGCGGGTGATGGCGCTGGTGGCGCAGCACATGGACCAGGTGGGTGGCGGGTCGCCGCGGGTGATCGAGGGTGGTGTGGCGTGACGGGCGGGTTGGTTGACGGGTCGGGTAGTGTGCCGCATCCCCTGGTCGAGTTGTCGTCGGAGGTGGTGGCGGTGCGGTTGCCGGGTGTGCTGGCGGTGGTGGTGTTGCGGGCTCGGCGCCGGCGGCGGCTGTTGGGGCTTGTGGCGGGGAGGCGGCGGTGATGGGCAGGCCGTACACCGACGACGACGTGCAGTTGGTTGTTCGCGCGCTTGTCGACGCCGAAGAATCGCCGGTGTGGGTGCCCGACGACACCGACCCGGACGAGGCCGAACGAGGGCACTATGCCCACACCGTGCTGGCGTCGCTGGCCGTTGCTGGTCGGCTCGCCGCCGCCGGCCGCTGCGGGGCGCTGTTGCCCGCCGTTGTCCCCGCTACCGGATTGGCGGGCCAGTGCTCCGGCCTTCAGGCCGGGGGTGAAGGCCCGCGCTGGGAGGGCCGCCAAGGCCCGAGCAGTGCCTTAAACCGGGCGGTTCTGCTGCTCGATGTACTGCTTCACGATCGAGAGCGGGGCGCCGCCGACGGAGCCCGCGAAGTACGAACCAGACCAGAGTTTGTTGGCCCGGTAGTAGTGCCGTACGAGGTCGGGGAACTCCTGCCGCATCCTCCTGCTGGACACGCCCTTGAGGCTGTTGACCAGCTTCGCCAGGGCGACCTTGGGCGGGAAGTTGACGAGCAGGTGGACGTGGTTGTTCTCCCCGTTGAACTCGACCAACTCGGTCTCGAAGTCGGCGCACACCGCCCGCATGATCTCTTCCATTCGGGCGAGGTGCCGGTCACCGAACACGGGGTGCCGGAACTTCGTCACGAAGACCAAGTGAGCGTGCAGAGCAAAGACACAGTGTCTACCAGTGCGTATACCTTCAAGGTCGGCCATAAACCAACATGGTACAGTGCTTCTCGTGCAGCTCCGGTACAACTTCCGCGTCTACCCGACGCCCGTCCAACAGATCGAGCTGGCTCGGGCGTTCGGGTGTGCGCGGGTGGTGTTCAACGACGGACTCAGGCTGCGCCAGCAGGCCCGGGAGGCGGGCGAGAAGTACATCTCGGACGGCGAACTGTCCCGCCGCCTGATCACCGAGGCGAAGGCAACGCCGGAACGGGCGTGGCTGGGCGAGGTGTCGTCGGTCGTGTTGCAGCAGGCACTGGCGGACCTCAACACGGCGTACCGCAACTTCTTCGCCTCGATCACGGGCAAGCGCAAGGGCCGCAAGGTGGCCCCGCCGAGGTTCCGGTCCCGCAAGGACAACCGGCAGGCGATCCGGTTCACGAAGAACTCCCGGTTCAAGGTCCTCGACAACGGCCGCCTGCGGCTGCCGAAGATCGGCGACCTGCCGGTCCGCTGGTCGCGGGCGCTGCCCTCCGATCCGTCGAGTGTGGCGATCATCCGGGATGCGGCTGGCCGGTACTTCGCCTCGTTCGTTGTGCAGGTGACGGACGAGGCGTTGCCGCCGGTCGAATCCGAGGTTGGCATCGACCTGGGCCTGACCCACTTCGCAGTCCTGTCGGACGGCACGAAGGTCGCGGCACCGAAGTTTCTGCGCCGCGCGGCCCGCAAGCTCAAGCGGCTGCAACAGGCTCTCTCCCGCAAGCAGCGCGGGAGTCAGAACCGCAAAAAGGCCGTCGTGAAGGTCGCTCGGGCGCACGCCCGGGTGGCCGACACCCGGCGGGACTGGCAGCACAAACTCTCCACGAACGTAGTTCGCGAGAACCAAGCGATCTATGTCGAGGACCTGTGCGTCGTCGGTCTCGGCCGGACCCGGCTCGCGAAGTCCGTGCACGACGCCGGTTGGGCGTCGTTCACGGGCATGTTGGAGTACAAGGCCGCCCGGTACGGGCGGACCTTCGCCAGGGTCGACCGCTGGTTCCCCAGCACGAAGATGTGCTCGGACTGCGGCCGGATCAACGAGAAGATGGATCTGTCGATCCGATCGTGGGCGTGCCCGTGTGGCAGCACCCACGATCGCGATCACAACGCCGCGAAGAACGTGTTGGCCGCCGGACAGGCGGACAACTCAAACGACCGTGGAGCGCATGTAAGACCGGGACTCGTCTCGGCGGCGCGCAGAGAAGCGGTAACCCACCCGGACGTCGCGTGTTCCACGCGCAGCGTGGAGGGAATCTCCGTCCTTTAGGGCGGAGAGGATGTCAATTCGTCGACCTCAGATGCGAGGGATGCTTGAAGGCGGAACCCTGCTCGACCGTGCGCCTGCTGGCCCTGCCGTACGCCGACCGGCCAGGATACCTCGAGGAGTGGCGGCCATGACCCACGAGGACCACCCGACCGACACCGACTGCGCCGTCTGCCAGAAACGGCCCCGCGACAGCGGCCAAGTCTGCGACCCCTGCCGCAACTGGCTGCCCCTCGCCCTCGCCAGCATCCCCGACCTCGCCGACCGGCTCGCCGGCGAACTCATCCCCGCCGCCGACACCGCCCACACCCCACTCGCCGCCGGGCCCGCCCCGTCCCTCGCCCCCGACATCATCGTCACCGGCGGCGCCGACGAGGCACCCGTCCCGATCGACCTCCACATCCACGACCTCCTCGGCGACGTGGTCCGCGACGGCGGCCGACCCATCGACACCACCGGCGACAACTGGGTGCAGGCCAGCGCGTTGACCCCGGTCACCGTCAACCACACCCGGTTCCAAGCCGCCGACCGGCTCGTCGACAACGGCGACGGCACCGTCACCCTCCACCGCGACTTCCAGCACGTCACCGACCGGTTCACCGTCCTGGACAGGCAGCCCCGCCGTGACCCGAACGGCCACAAGGTGATGGTTCCCGCCGGCGACCAGATCGGTGAGGTGCCCGTCGCGCAGGTCCTCGACCAGGAAGTGCGGGCGTGGATCGACGCCGGTGCGCCCGGCGCCCGCTGGCGGCCCACCCCCACCATCCCCCACCTCGTGGACTGGTTGGGCAAGCGCCTCGACTGGGCGTGCGACCACCACCCCGGCATCGACGCGTTCGCCGCCGCCGTCCAGCGGGTGCGCGGGCAGATGATGGGGGCCCTCGGCGACTTCGACCCCGAAGCCGAGCAGTGCGAGGGCGTGCCGTGTGACCGCTGCGACCTGCGGATGCTGTTCCGCCGGCAGGACGGCACCGGGGACGTGGAATGCCAAAACCCGGACTGCCTGAAGGTGTTCACGATCGGCCAGTACCGGGACCTGGTGAAGGCCGAGGCCGCCGACGAGCGGTCCGCGCGTGCGCCGGAGGAGGTGGCCGACCTGATGCGGCTTCGGCCCCGCCGAACGGCTGATCTTCGGGCGGTGTGATCACTGGCACTGGCGGAATCCCACCCGAGGATTTAACGTAGTGCCCGGCGAAGCTATGCCTACTGAACGTCACGAAGCCCCGCAGCCCATCCCGGCGTGCGGGGCTTCGTCGCATCTGAGGGGGTGGCCGGTGCGGCTGACCGCTGACCCTGACGCGAAGCTGACCGCCGCCGAGATGGGCAAGGCGCTCGGCGTGTCCGCGCAGCTCGTCAACCGCTGGCACACCGACGGCTACCTCGACCGGAACGGCGTACGCGTGTTCCTGCCCCTCGCCGACCGGAACTGGCGCGGTCACCGCCGCTTCCGCTACCTGGACGGGGCGAAGGCCGAGGCCGCAACCAGGCGCTCCCCGAAGTCGTACCGCAAGCAGCGGGACTGGGCGGCGCTGGACCGCAAGCCCGACCGCGCCCTGGCCGACGCGCCCTGACCGGAGGGGGCGCCGGTGCAGCAGCGGTTCCGGCGTGCCCGCACGATCGCCGCCTGGGTGATGCTGGTCGGGTCGCTGCTCGGTTGGCCGGTGAGCATGAGGAGCAGGCCAGCACGCGGGGGTGAACGGTGACCCTGCTCGACATCAGCATGGCTTGGGCCGAGGCCGCCGAACGGTTCAAGCCGAAGCCACCGTCGCCGTACCTCGCCGACCCCGTCGGCTGGTGTCAGAACCGGCTCGGTGAGTTCCTGTGGTCCAAGCAGCGGCAGATCGCCGAGAGCGTGCGGGACAACCGGCGCACCGCCGTGAAGTCGTGCCACAACGCCGGCAAGTGCGTATATAGTGAGAGCGTGATTCCCCTCGCCGATGGTCGCCTCATGAAGGCCACTGACCTCGTTGGCACCACGTTCCAGGTTCTTGCCTTCGCGCCCGACGGCCAGCAAATCCCGACCACGGCATGGGCCACCGACAACGGCGTCAAGCCGACGTACCGGGTACGCACCAAGCACGGCCGTGAGGTTATCCGCACCGGGAACCACCCCCTGTTTCTCGGCAAGCGGACCGGCGGTGGACCGGGTAACCGCTCTGTCGTGACCTCGATCGGATGGACGAACACCGAGGACGTCAAGCCTGGCGACCTGGTCTTGGTTCCCGAGCGGCTGAACATGCCGCAGCGGCCGTCGCCGTTGACCGACGACCAGATCAAGCTGCTCGCCTATCTGCTCGGCGATGGCGGCACCACACGGGAAATCTGCTTCACCCAGCAGGCTGGTCCAGCGATGGACGAGTTCTGCGAGGTGGCCGTTCGCCTCGGGGGCCGGGTCGACCGCACGCCGTCGAGCAAGTACACGGTCACCATCCATGCAGCCGGCGGTCGCTCGGGCCGAGCCGGGTCGAACCCGGTGCTCAACCTTGTCCGCGAGCACGGAATGTTCGGCGTCCGCGCCAAGGAAAAGCGGTTCCCGGTCGCCGCGTGGCAACTCCCAGACGAGAAACTGGCGCTGTTCCTGAATCGGCTGTTCGCGTGCGACGGATACGCCTACGTCCGCAACGACCGGGGCAGCGAGCGCGCGCAGATCGGCATCACCTTGGCGTCCGAGCAGCTGATCCGCGAGGTCGAGCTGGCCGCGCTGCGCCTCGGCGTTGTCGGTCAGACGCGCCGCCGCGCGATCAAGCTAGACGGCAAGACGTTCGACGCATGGGAGTGGGCCGTCAACCGAGCCGAGGATCAGATCCGGTTCGCTGAGGTCGTCGGGATTTTCGGCAAGGAAGCGGCCGTTGCGCAGGTCGTTGAGGTCGCCAGCCGGTCACAGCGCCCGTCGCGGTGGATGCGCCGGGAGTGCCCTGCCGGGTACCGGTGGGAGACGGTGGCCGAGGTCGAGCCGATGGGCGACCTGCCCACGGTGGTGATCTCGGTCGAGACGTACCACACGTTCCTCACCACGTTCGTCGAGCACAACAGCTGGATCGCGTCCCGTATCGCCGCCTGGTGGCTTGACACCCACCCGCCCGGTGAGGCGATCGTCGTGTCCACGGCACCCACCTACAAGCAGGTCCACGCGATCCTGTGGGAAGAGATCCGCGCCGCCGCGAAGAAAGCCGCCGGCCGCGGCGAGCCGCTGCCCGGCCGGGTGTTGCAGTCCGACGAGTGGAAACTCGACGACGGCACCCTCATCGGGTTCGGCCGGAAACCCGCCGACACCGACGAGCACGGCTTCCAAGGCATCCACCGTCGGTACGTGCTGGTCATCCTCGACGAGGCGTGCGGCATCCCCACCCAGCTGTACACCGCCGTCGAGGCCATCACCACGAACGCCGACTGCCGCATCCTCGCGATCGGGAACCCCGACGACCCGTCGACGGAGTTCAACGAGGTGTGCAAGCCCGGCTCCGGCTGGAACGTCATCCGCATCTCCGGCCTCGAAACACCGAACATGACCGCCGAGCGGATCGCCGAGCAGCCCGGCCTGCCGGAGTTGTTCGAGCGGCTCGGGCTGGGCCCGTCCGACGAGTTCGTGCCCGACGGCCTGCGGCCGCTCATGCTCGACCCGGAGTGGGTCGCGGACAAGATGCGCCGCTGGGGCGTCACCTCGCCGCGCTTCACGTCGAAGGTCCTCGGCGAGTTCCCGGACATCGGCGAGGACGTGCTGATCCCACCCGCGTGGATCGCCGCCGCCCAGGACCGCTCGTGCGAGCCGGGGCCGTGGTCGATCCTCGGCGTCGACGTCGCCCGCTACGGCTCCGACCGCACGGTGTTCTGCCTGCGCCGCGGCCCCGTCGCCCGCATCGTCGGTGACCACGCCATGCAGGCCACCACCGACACCACCAGCAAGGTGATCGTCGCGAAGACCGAACACCACGTGGATGAGATCCGCGTCGACGGTGTGGGTGTCGGCGGCGGTGTCGTCGACCAGCTGGTGCAGCTCGGCCACGACGTTGTCGACATGCAGGCCGGCGGCAGGGCTGTCGACTCGGAGCACTTCCTCAACGCCCGCGCCGAGTGGTGGTGGGCGGTCCGGGAACGCTTCGAGGCCGGCGACATCGACATCGACCCGAACGACGACGACCTGGCCGCCCAGTTGGGGGCGATGAAGTACAAGTACACGGCCCGGCAGCAGATTCAGATCGAGTCGAAGGCGGACATGAAGAAGCGGGGCCTGCCATCCCCGGACCGGGCGGACGCGCTGACGCTGACCGCTGTGGCGACGCCGCTGCCGGATCAGGTCGTCGAGGACGAAGAAGACGACGGGTTCGGCATCTCACCGGTGTAAGGGGGTCCGGCCTTCATGCGGATTCCCTTTACCGAGACCCGGGAGTTGCGGGCCGAGGTCCGGCAGCTGTCGGAGCAGCTCACCCAGCAGGTCGGCAACAACCAGCTCCTGTCGGAGTCCGTCGCCGACCTGGAGCGGTCCCTGAACGAGCCCGGCTGGATCGCGGTCCTCGCGAACGCCGAGCAGGAGTTCTCCGCCGAGGGCATGGTGCGGCTGCGGGCCATCTGCCGCCTGTACGCGATCAAGTCGCCGCTGATCCGCCGTGGCCTGAACCTACGCAGCGCGTACGTGTGGGGCCAGGGCGTGGAAATCTCGGCCCGGGCGAACGGCCGGCAGCCCGGTGAGCAGGACGTGCAGAAGGTCATCAACGACTTCCTGACCGACCCGGCGAACCAGCGGGCCGTCACGGGCGCGGAGGCGCGGGACCAGTTGGAACACGCGCTCGGCACCGACGGTGAGGTGTTCCTGACCTTGTTCACCCGCCCGTCGACGGGGCAGGTGCAGGTCCGCACCATCGGCGCCGACGAGATCGTGCGGGTGGTCACGAACCCGGAGGACCGCACGGAGCCGTGGTACTACCACCGGCGGTGGGTGCGGCAAACCCTCGACCCGGTGACCGGGAGCGTCACCCACGACACGCTGGAGGCGTACTACCCGGCGGTCGACTACCGGCCGGCGACCCGCCCCCGGCAGATCGGCCGGCAGCCGGTGCGGTGGGAGTCCCCGGTGCTGCATGTGGCGGCGAACCGGCCGCACGGCTGGGACCGTGGTATCCCCGACGCGTATGCGGCGATCGACTGGGCGAAGGCGTACAAGGAGTTCCTGGAGGATTGGGCGCGTTTGATGCGCGCCCTGTCCCGGTACGCGTGGAAGGCCACCACCCCGGGCCGGAAGGCGAACGCGGTGAAGGCGCGGGTGGCGCAGGGTCCGGGCCGGGACCCGAGCACCGGTGAGCCGATGCTGGCCGGCGGCACCGCGGTGCTGGGGCCGGACGTTCAGTTGGAGGCGATCTCCAAGTCGGGTGCGACGATCGACGCGGACTCGGGTCGGCCTCTGGCGACGATGGTCGCGTCGGCGTTGGACGTGCCGGTGACGATGCTGCTCGCCGACCCCGGCCAGACCGGGGCCCGGGCGGTCGCCGAGACACTGGACCAGCCGACCGAGTTGGCAATGGGGCAGCGGCGGGACCTGTGGGCGGCTGCCTATCAGCGGATCCTGCTGTACGTCATCACCGAAGCGGTCCGGGCGGTGTCCGGTCCGCTGCGCGGGGTGATCCGCCGGGACAACTGGACGGGCCGGGAGCAGGTCGCCCTCGCGGGGGACACGGACCTGACGATCGACATCGACTGGCCGGACCTCGACGACACCGACGTGACGAAGGTCGTTCAGGCAATCAAGACGGCGTCGGACACGGGCACGGTGCCGCCTGAGGTGGTGCTGCGGCTGATGCTGACGGCGATCGGTGTGCGGCAGGTCGACAAGATCGTGGAGCAGTTACTCGACGAGGACGGGAACTTCGAGTGGCCGGCGGGCCCACCTCTGGGTGGCGGCCAGGCGGCGGCGGACCGGCAGCGCGCCGGCCAGGACCCGGCCGACGCCAGCCCGGGGTCGATGGTCCCGGACGGCGAGCTGGACGACGGCGACCCGGTGGACCCGGTGGATCCGCCCGACGATCCCACCGCCGAAGCGGCTGACGCCGGCATGCCGGCGGTACCGAACGTGCTGTACGACCTGCGCGCGGCTCGCTCCGACAAGGACCTGCACCAGTACTGGGTGGCGGGGCCCGGGGCCGGGAAGGTCGCGTGGGGCGCGCCGGGCGCGTTCAAACGCTGCGTCGCCCACCTCGGGAAGTACGTGACCGACCCGGAAGGGTTGTGCGCCACCTACTACCACGACGCGACGGGCCGCTGGCCCGGCCGGCGCAGCAAGCGGAAGTGACCAGGCGAACCGGAGGTAGAGACATGGGCAAGTACGACGAGCTGAACGCGGACAAGCTGCGCGAGCAGGCCGTGAAGCGGGACCTGCAGACGTCGGGCACGAAGGCGGAGCTGATCGCCCGCCTCGAGGACGCCGACGCGGAGCAGGCGACCGCGAAGAAGGTGCGCGGCAACGCGCTGCTGGCCGACGACCGGACCGTCAACGTCGACGAGACGCTGGCGTTCGCCGACCGGCTGCGCGCCCTGACCGACGAGATGAGCGAGCAGCTCACGAAGGAGATCACGGAGCCGCTGTCGGACTTCGAGTCGACGGTCGACGATCCGCGGTCGGCGGTTCTCGCGGCCACGTCGCGTCGGGTGCGCGGTCACGTCGAGGACGTGCTGCGGGACCTTCGGATGCTGTCGGCGGCGGCGGGGACGCTGGCCCAGGACGCACTGCGCTGAGCGAGCTGGGAGGGGCGACGTGAGTACGGGCATGCCGGCCGGCATCTGGCTGACGAAGTTCGGCGTGATCGTCCGCGACTACTTCGGCCACGTCCCATACCAGGTTGGTTCGTCGCTCGACCGGAAGGACTGGCGGGACGTGGACGTCCGCCTGATCCTGCCCGACGAGGAGTTCGCCGAGCGGTTCGGCGACATCTTCCGCAGCAGCGAGACCGACCCGCGGCTGGCTGCGATCACCCTCGCGTTCGCGGCGCTCGGCCAGCAGATGACCGGTCTGCCGATCGACTTTCAGATCCAGCCGCAGAGCCACGCCAACAAGGTCTATCCCGGGCCGCGGAGCGCGCTGCTGGAGCTGCGGGGCTGAGGGGGCTGCCGTGGCGATCAGCCGGGAAACGCTGCGGCAGCTTCGCCTACTCGCCACCACCGTCGGCGGGGCGGCGGACGATACGACCCGGCAGCTCGCTGAGGCGTGGGTGCGGGCGTGGGACGAACTCGCCCCCGCCTGGCAGCAGGCGGTCGCCGACCTGATCGCGAAAGCCGCCGCCGACGGGCAGTGGCCGCCGCCGTGGCAGTTGGCGCGGGTGGAGCGGCTCGCCGCCGCGGTGGTGGCCACCTCCGCCGCCCTCGACGACCTCGCCGCCCAAACGAACCTCACCACCGGCGGCGCCGCCGCCACGGTCGTCGCAGCGACAGCCGCCGCCGAGCCGGCGCTGCTCGCGTCGCAGCTTCCCGCGACGATGGCCGCAACGGCAGCGGCAGGATTCGCGGCGAAGCTCACCCCGACGGCGCTCGATGTGATCGTGCGGCGCACCCGGGAACAGATCACCGCCCGCACCCGTCCCCTGTCGGCGGCGGCGATGGACGCGGTACGCCGCTCCCTGATCAAGGGTGTGGTGGTCGGCGACAACCCGAACACCGTCGCCCGGGACATGCTGGCCCGCGTCGAGGGCGACTTCAACGGCGGCCTGCACCGGGCGACTGTCATCGCCCGGACTGAGCTCCTCGACGCGTACCGCACGACCAGCCGGTACGCGCACGCCGCGAACGCCGACGTCCTCGACGGCTGGACCTGGCATTCGTCCCTCGACGCCAGAACCTGTTCGAGCTGCTGGGCGATGCACGGCACCGTGCACCCCCTCGACGAGGAAGGGCCGCTCGACCACCAGCAGGGCCGCTGCACGCGGCTGCCGAAGGTGAAGCCGTGGTCGGAGTTGGGCATCGACCTCGACGAGCCGGCCGACCGCACCCCCGACGCGCGGGCCCGGTTCGACGGGCTGCCCGAGGAGCAGCAGCTGGCGATCCTCGGCGCCGCCCGCCTGGCCTTGCTGAGGTCGGGGCGGATCCAGTGGCAGGACCTGGCCACCCGCCGCACCACTCCCGGCTGGCGGCCGTCGTACGCGCCGACCCCACTGCGGGACTTGCAGCGCATCGCCGACCGCCACGCCACTTGATCGAAGGAGATCCGTGAAGCCCACCATCGGCCGCATCGTCATCTACAAGTCGAAGATCGATAACGGGCCGGGCAATGATGTCCTTTCCCCGGCGTTGGTCATCCGCACCCGCGACACCACCGTCCCGGCCGTCGTCGAGCGGTGGGGGGCAGAGCCGCGCACCGTGGTGAGCGCCAGCAACCCCACCGTCACGCACGAAACGGTCGCCCGCCCGGCTGACTTCGTGGCCGAACTGCCCGACGACGACACCGTGGACCTGCTGGTGTTCGGCCTCGGCAAGGACTACCGCGAATACGCGGTACCCCGCGGCGACGGGCACGGCCAGTGGGACTGGCCTCCGCGCGCCTGACCAACACCGACCCTTCGGGCTGCCGTGCCCGCACACCACGCCCGCAAACGGGAGGCCCGACCATGTCCAGACCGCGAACGGCGCCCCCGCCCACCCGGGCGGACATCGGCCGCGCCCTGGTCCGCTACACCGACCGCAGCCGGCACATCCTCGCGGAGATCGCCGAGTCCGCCACGTCGGCGACCCTCGACCGGCCGACGGAGCGGGTCGCCGCGGTCGAAGCGCCCACCATCCTCGAAGCGCCCGCGTCGCGGACGGGTCGGCTGCCCATCCGGCTGATCAAAGCCGGGTGGAGTCTCAACTCCAACTACTACCCGGCCGACGTCCTCAAGCGTGACGGGCCGACCGCATGGCCCAAGGGCACCCTCTGCTACATCGATCACGCGACCGACGAGGAAGACGCCGCCCGCCCTGCCGGCTCGGTGAAGAACCTCGCCGCGGTCCTCACCGAGGACGCCCGCTGGAGCGACAAGGAGAACGGGCTCGTCGCCGAGGTGCGGCTGTTCTCCCTGTGGCGCGACGCGATCGAGGACATGCGCGACGCGATCGGCATGTCGATCCGGGCGTGGGTGTACGGCGAGCACGGCGAAGCCGACGGTCGGCAGGGGTTCGTCGTCTCCGGCATCCCCGAGGGCCGGTCGGTGGACTTCGTGACCACGCCGGCCGCCGGCGGCGGAATCCTGTCGTCGGTGCTGGAGTCGGTGCGCGCCCACACCCAAGAGGCGCGCAGCATCGGCGGCTGGCTGGAGTCGCGCCTGCACCTGTCGCTCACCCAACTGGCCGACGACATGTACGGCCAGGGACGGCTGACCCGGCCGGAGAGGCTCACCCTGTCGGCGGCGATCGGTGACGGGCTCACGGCCTACACGGCGCGGGTCGAAGCGGACCAGCCGCAGCTGTACCGGCGGGACCTGTGGGACGAGCCCGATGACGGCGAGCAGGCCACCGCCGAAGCGCGGCGGGCCGGTGAAGCGCCGGTCGAGCAGTTGCGCATGTCGTTGCAGACGGCGGTGCAGAAGACCCACGGCGGCGCCGACGTGTACGCGTGGGTGCGGGACTTCGACCCGGACCGCAAGGTGCTGTGGTTCGACGTCAACAACCGCGACGGGTCGAAGACCTGGCAGCAGGCGTACACCGTCGGCGCCGACGGGCAGGCCGCCCTCGCTGGCGACCCCACCGAGGTGGTGGCCCGGGTCGTGTACGACCCGGTCGCCGCCGGCGAATCCACCACCAGCACCACCCCAGGCTTGGCCGCTGCGGCGGTCGAGAGCGTGACGGGCGGCACCCCGCCGGCCGCACCCAACCCACCCACCAGGAAGGAGCCCGCGATGTCGGGTACCCAGACCGGCGGAACCTCGCCGGGCGAGGCGGGGACGGCCACCACCGAGGCCCGCACCCCCGCCACCGAAGCCCCCGCCGAGGCGCGCCTCGCGATCGTCGAGGCCGAGCGTGACCGGCTCCGCCAGCGCGAGCAGGCCATGAGCGAGCAGCTCGCCGAGGCCCAGGCCGACGCCCGCCGCGCCCGCGCCGAGGCGCAGGAAGCCGTCACCGAGATGCGGCGGCTGCGCGCCAACGAGGCCGGCCGCACCACCGTCGACCGGATGCTCACCGCCGACGAGTCCGGCGTGCCCGCCGAGATGCGGGGCCTGATCGGGCCGCGCGTCCACGGGCAGATCCTCAACCACGTGCCGCTCGCCGACGACGGCACCGTCGACCAGGCCGCGCTCGAGGCGGCAGTCACCGCGTCGATCCGCGCCGAGCGGGTCCACGCCGCGAGTCTGCTGGAGGCGCAGGGCGTCGGCCGGGTCGCCGGTCTCGGCGCCGAGGGTGACCCGACCATGCAGATGAGCCGGGAGCAGTTCCAGGGCGGCATGGCCGACGTCTTCAAGGCGATCGGCATGCCCGAGAACGTGGCCGCGCTCGCGGCGAAGGGGCGGTGACCTGAGATGGCCAAGAGCCAGGTGTTCGACGACGGCGAGCAGTTCGCGGTGGTCTGCTCCGACCCGGCGGTCCCGGTCTCCGGTGACCCCGTCGTCGCCGGTCAGCTCCCGGGCGTCGCCCTGATCACGGAGGAGGCCGACGGCCTCACCACGATCAAGACCAACGGCGTGTACAACCTCGCCGTCAAGGGCGTCACCACCGCCGCCGCCGGCTCCGCCGTCGCGGTCGGCGACATCATCTACTACGTCGCCGCGAACACGCCGAAGCTGTCGAAGGCGTCCGGCGACTCCGGCGCCGTCCGCTTCGGGTACGCGCTCGCCGCGGTCGCCTCGGGTGCGACCGCCACCATCCCCGTGAAGATCGGCTACTGAGGAGAGACACGCCGTGACCACCAATGCTCTCGACGTTCTCCCCGACCTGGGTTCCTGGTCCGCGCGGGAAGCGTCCACCGACACCATCTACGCCGGGGAGGGTCGCAGCCTGTCGGCGGCGGCCCGCCGGCAGCGCGCCGCCGAGAACGCCGTCTACCAGCGGCGACTCATAAAGGCCGCGAACCTGTACGCGTCCGTCATCAACGGGTCGCGTCGGGCGGCGCTGGACTTCCAGGAGGCCATGACGACCTCCGACTTCCAGCTGCTGTTCGGTGACATCCTCGACCGGCAGATCCTCGCGAACTACCAGTCCCAGCCCGTCGTGTGGGACCGGGTCGCCCGCCGCGGCCGGGTCCGGGACTTCCGCACGGTGCGGCGGTTCACCCTCGACGGCGGTGAGGCGATCCTCGCCGACGTGAAGCAGCAGTCGGAGTACCCGGCCGCGAGCCTCACGGACGGCAAGTACGACTACGCCGTCACGAAGAAGGGCCGGCGGATCCCGCTGTCGTGGGAGACGCTCATCAACGACGACCTCGACGCGTTCGCGGACATCCCCCGCCGGCTCGGCAACGCCGCCCGCCGCAGCGAGGAGCGGTTCTGGACGACCCTGTTCGCCACCTCCAGCGGCCCCAACAGCACGTTCTTCAGCAGCGGCAACAAGAACCTGCTCACCGGCGGCGGATCCGCCCTGTCGGTGACGTCGCTGCAGCAGGCGTACACCCTCCTCGGCCAGCAAGTCGACGCCGACGGCGCGCCGATCTACATCGAGTCGGTGGTGCTGGTCGTGCCGCCGGCCCTGAAGGTCACCGCGAACAACATCATGAACGCCACCGAGATCCTCGCCGCGTCCGGTGGTGGGGCGGGCACCGGCAACGACCAGATGCGCACCCAGAACTGGCTGCGCAACGACATGACCGTGGTCGTGGACCCGTGGCTGCCGATCGTCGACACCACGCGGGGCAGCACCGCCTGGTACCTGTTCGCGAACCCGGACGTGGGCCGGCCGGCGATGGAGATCGGGTTCCTGATCGGCCACGAGTCGCCGGAGCTGTTCCAGAAGACCCCGAACGCGGTGCGGGTCGGCGGCGGGCCGATCGACCCGACCGACGGGGACTTCGAGACCGACAGTGTCGAGTGGAAAATTCGTCACGTATACGGCGGAACGCTCATGGACCCCAAATCGGGCGTAGCGTCGCAGGGTGCTTGATCGCCCACCACTGTGGACTCTTTGAGATAATCGGAGAGACGGGCCAGGGCAGGTGCGGGAACACCTGCCCTGGCGAAATGCCGACGCTGTAAGGAGCGCCGACATGCAGGAGCGTACCTGCTCGAAGTGTGGCATCAGCAAGCCGGAGACCGAGGAGTTCTTCCGCCGGCGAGGAACCAAAGACCGGGGCGGATTTCGCCCGGACTGCAAGGATTGCAACGCCGCTCGCGACAAGGCCTACTACGAGGCCAACCGCGAGAAGTGGAAGACCTATCGGGAACAGCGCGTGGACATCATTCGCGCCCAACAGCCTGCATACAAGCGGGCTTATTACCAGACCGAACGCGGCAAGGCCGTCATCCAGCGCGCGAACCGCAAGTGGCGGCTGTCGCCAGAAGGTCGGGCACGCCTCGCTCTGCTGCAGCAGCGCCGCCGGGCCCGCACTGCTGGCTTGGAGTCCGCCTTCACCACCGAGGACTGGTCGCTCTGCCTGGAGTGGTTCGAGGATCGGTGCGCCTACTGTGGCGCGGCTGAGAAGCTCCACCAAGAGCACGTCATCCCGGTGGAGTCCGGTGGCCCGTATGTGCCGTGGAACATTGTGCCGGCGTGTGGCTCGTGTAACAGCAGCAAGTCAACGAAGCCGCTGGACGTGTGGTTCCCGCTGCAACCGTTCTATGCCGAGGAGCGTATGGCGATGATCGCCGACTACTTCGCACTGGTGTCGCCGTGACGGCGGCGCGACCTCACGCGGCCACGGCAACCGACCAGTTCCTCGCCATGCTCCTCGATGAGATGGAGGCGCATGGCGAGGTGCTGCGGCAGATCCTGGATCGGCTCCCCGAGCCGGCCCCGGTGCAGCAAGAGCTGGTGCTTCCCCCCAGGTTGCCCTGCTCTGCCGGTGGTGAGGGAGAGGGCGGGCCGGTCCCTGTGGCTGAGCCCGCCCCGCCCCCGCCGCCCGCCGAGGCGAAGCCGGTCGATGAGCCGGCCAAGCCGACCCCGCCGGGCGGCGTCCGTTCGGTGAACGAACCGGCGCCGAAGCGGGCACCGCAGCGGGAGGACGGCAACGCGTCGCTCCCCTCGCCGCCGCCTCGCCGGGGAAAGGGCTCCGGCAGCGACGCGTGGGAGGCGTTCGCGAACGTTGCCCAGGTCAAGTATCCCCAAGGTGCCGGCCGGGACGACATCATCGCCGCGTGCGTGCGCGCGGGCGTCATCGAACCCGAGTAGGAAGAGGGCTGGCATGTCGGTCGTCGCGAACATCTCCAAGGGTTCCGTGGCCAGCTACGCGGCGCTGGCCCAGGCCGCCACTGGCTCGATCGTGGTGGTCCCGCTGCTCGCCGCGAACCTGCCGGCCGAGGACACCCTCGCCGACTACGACACCGTCGCCGACCTGCTCGCCGGGCCGGCCGACGAGAACACCACGATGGGCCGCAAGACCCTGACCGGGGTGACGGTGGCCGTCAACGACACCAGCAACACAAGGTCGGTGGACTCCGGGGATCCGTCGTGGACGTCCGGACAGATGGGCGGCGGGGCCGTGGCGAAACTCTGCTACGCCTACGACCCCAACCCAGGATCTGGCACCGACGCCGAGCTGGTGCCGCTGGTGTACCTCGACTGCACGGTCACCCCGGACGGCAACCAGTTCACGTACGTGCACGCCGCCAACGGATGGTTCACCGCCTCATAGCCGGACCGCCCCTCTGGGAGGCGACGGCGAGAGGGGTGACCGGTGCGCGTCGACAACTCGGCCGAGTCCGGCGCGACCGCCGGTGCCGGCACGAACGTCACCGTCGGCAACTCCGGCGGCGCGTCCGGGACCGCCTGGAGCAGCGTCTCCATCGGCTCCGGTGTGACCCTGCGGTACGACAACGCGCAGTCGGCGCACGGCGGGTGGTCCATCCGCCACGCCGTCGGTGCGACCAGCGCGCAGGGGCTGCTGTTCTGGGACTCGACAGCCCTCGGATCCCGGCCGCGGCTGTGGCTGCGCCTGTACGTCCGGTTCTCCTCGGTGGCCACGGCCCGGGACTTGGTGCGGGTACGCGCTGCGGGTACGCAGGTACTCCGGGTGCGGATGGGCGCGGGCGGGCAACTGGAGCTGCGGAACAGCGCGAACGGGATCTCGACGACGTCCGGCGGCACGACGCTCGCGGCGAACACCTGGTACCGCATCGAGACGGACGTGAGGCCGGGCGCGACGCAGACGAACACGGTCCGCGTGTTCGTGGGCGACTCGACGAGCCTGTTCACGAGCATGTCGGCCACCGACAACTACTCGTCAGCCACCACGGTCGACGAGATCACGTGGGGTAACGCCGCCGCCGCGTCGAACCTGCCGGACTCGTGGCTGGACGACCTGGCCGCCGGCGACGTCGACTGGCTGGGCCCGGCGGCGGTATCGGCAGCTGGTAACATCGCAGGCGAGGTCGACCAGGCGGCGGCCGGCGGCGGTATCAAGGAGTCGGAGCCGGTCGGCGCCGGTGAGACCAGCACGTCCGTAGGTGGCTTCGGGGGGAAGACCGGTTCCGGGTCGCTGGCCGCTGCGGTGGAGTCCGCGGTCGCGGGTGCAGGCGTCAAGAGCCGCACCGCCGGCGTGGTCGGGGATCTGTCGACCGTGCCGGCCGGCGGCGGGACGAAGACCGGCGTCGCCCTACCGGTGGTGGAGTCGTCCGCCGTGGTGGTCGGCGGCGGGGTGAAGACCTGCACCGCGGTGGTGGCGGTTGAGACGGCCACCGCAGCGGCGGGTGCCGGCGGGAAGACGGGCATCGGAGCGGCGGGCGAGACGAGTACGGCGGCTGGCGGCGTCGGGGGAAAGTTCCGCCCGGGCGCTCCCGCCGCAGAGTTGGACACCGCCGGCGCGGGCGCGGGTGTGAAGACCGTCGGGGCAGGTGTCGGCAGCGAGGCGGACGGCGTCCCGGGCGGCGTCGGCGAGTGGGCGTACCTCGGGGAGCCGGCGCTCGAGGTGGACACCGCGTGGGCGACGACGGTGGTGCCGCCGGCCCGGCCGGTGGACACCCGCCGGGTCCGCGCCGGCACCACCACCAGCAGCGTGCGGGCGACGTCGACGACGAAAGCGGCTCGGGCCGGCAGCACCACGGCGGGGGTGAGGATCAGATGACCGTCCGGGAGCTGTGGGTGGGCGGCGTGTTCGTCCTCGAATGGGACCTGGTCACGGTGACCGCCGGGGCGCCGTTGACGGCGGCAACCGTGACGGGTGTGGCGCGCCGCCCGGACGGCACGTCCGCGGCGATGACCATCGACCACGTCGACGGGTCGCACACGTGGCGGGCCACCTACTCTCCTACGGCGGCCGGGGAGCACGGCTACCGGCTGACCGCCGAGGTCGACGGCGTCCCGGCCGGCGCGGTCGCCGGCAGCTTCGTGGTGAGCCGGGAGAGTACGGGCGCGCCGCCGATCACCCTCGATCCGACGTCGCCGATCGGGCAGGTGCGGCTACTGGTCACCGACCTGAACGAGGTCGCCCCGCTGTTCACCGACCCGCAGATCACGGCGTTCCTGGTGATGGAAGGCCACGTCGTGAAGCGGGCCGCGGCGACGGCGTTGGAGACGATCGCCCGGTCTGAGGTGCTGATCGCGAAACGCATTACGACGCAGGACCTGTCGACGGACGGGCCATCTGTCGGTCGGGAACTCCGCGAGTCAGCGAAGCAGCTCCGCGCGCAGGCCGCCGCCGAGGTGGAGCTGGCGGACGACTTCGCGATGGACGTGGTCGATTTCGACCCACTCGCCGCGTACCGGTGGGGGTGGTGACGGTGCCGTTGCCAAACTCGCCGTTGATCCATGCCCGGTTCGAGGCCCATCACCGGCCGGTATCTGAGTCGGCGATGACCGTCTCGGGTCGGCTGCTGCGCCTCGACGACGCAGGTACCCGCGATCCGGTGTCAGGCAAGACGGTCTTCGCTGACCCGCAGGTGCTGTGGCAGGGATCGGCGCGGATACGTGCGAGCACCGGCGGCTCGACGGTGCAGGCGGATCGGGTGGTGACGCTGGGCGGCTACCTGCTGGTGCTGCCCGCCGACTGCCCGGCACCGCGGGTGCGGGACATGTGGGAGGTCGACGGCTGCGCCGGCGATCCGAGCCTCGAACGGGTGCGGCTGCGGGTGGTGGATGTGCCCCGGTCCGGTCTGTCGTGGCAGCGCAACGTCGGCTGCGACATCGAGGAGCCCAGCGCGCGGCGGGGGTGAGACGTGGCTTCGGTCTGGTTCGAAGGCGTGGACGAGCTGAACACCGTCGAGGCGGAGCTGCGGACGGCGGGTGGACGCGTCGGCGCGAAGGGATCGGCTGTAGTGCGGGCGGCTGCGCTGAAGGTGGAGGCGTGGGCGAAGCAGCTCGTTCCCGTCGACACCGGGCACCTGAAGGGCACCATCGGCCCGCCGGAGTTCCACGGGGATGGACGGTTCGGCGCCATGGAGGCGGTGATCAGCGCGACCGCCAGTTACGCCGGCTACGTCGAGTGGGGCACCAGCCGCATGGCGCCGCATGCCTTCATGGGGCCGGCCCTAGACCGGGTTTCTCCCGACTTCCACGCCGCCGTGGAGGCGATCTCCGACCCGCTCGACTGAGAGGCGGTGAGGTCGGTGGTCGCACCGTCGATCGAGCCGTCCGTTGAGCACTCCGCCGCGCTCGCCGCGATGCTCCGCACCGGCACCGGCTTCCCCGCCTACGAGGGCGGGCCGCCCTCCGACGAAGAGGTCGAGTACCCGCACTACGTGGTGTGGGGTACCCCCGCGCAGCCCTTGTCCGAGCGGATCCGCGGCGACGCCGGGGAGGTGTGGACCCGAACCCAGGTCACCTGTGTCGGGCTCACCACCACCGATGTGCTGGGCGCCGCCGACCGGGCCCGCCGGGCGGTGCACCGGCGCCGGCCGGTCATCGCCGGCCGCAGGTGCGGGGACGCCGAGCTGGAGCCAGGTGTTCCCCCGGCGCCGCAGCCGGATCCGAATGTCCGCTCGCCGGACGGCCGGCTCGCCTACTTCACCCCCCTGTTCTTCACCCTGCACAGCTCACCCACCCGCACCCCCTGAGAGAGGAAACAGCCATGGCTGACGACCGCCTCGGCGGCCGGCGGACGCCACGCATCGACGACCGCGGCCGCACACCGTTCATCTGGGTCCAGGACGACGACACCGGCCACCGGTACGACGTCCTCGAGACCGCCCTCCGCGACGGCATGACCCCCGTCGACGGGGTCGAGCCGAACTACACCGGCCGGGCCCGCCGCCCGAAGTACCGCACCGACCTGGCCGGCAACGACGCCACCCGCACCCCCGCCGACGAGGGCGCGCCGCCGCCGTCGACCGGTGAGGCCACCCCGACCACCATCACGCCGAAGCCGAAGGGCGGTACCCGCTCATGACGATGCCCGTCGCCGTCTCCACGAACGGCACCGTCGCCGCGAAGTTCGTGACCGCGATCGCGAACCCCGCCGCCCCGAAGGTCACCGAGATCAACGCCGTGTCGTCGGTCGACCTGTCCTGCTACCTGACCGGAGACGGCCTCACGACCGACACGTCGGAGAACTCGATCGAGGACCCGCGCCTGTGCTCGAAGCAGGTGTACGAGTCGCGGGGCGACTTCACGGACATGCTCGAGTTCACGTACGTGTTCAACCCGGCGTCGGCGGACGACGACGAGGCGCGTCTCGCGCTGCCGCCGGGCACGCAGGGCTTCATCGTGCTGCGGTGGGGTGTCGACTCGGAGGACGCGTTCGCGACCGGTGACCTGGTCGACGTGTATCCGGTGGAGATGGGCGCGCAGCGGAAGAACACGCCCGCCCGCAACGCGGTGCACAAGATCACGCAGAAGCCGTTCGTGACCGGCAAGGTCCACCGGGACGTCGCCGTCGTCGCCGGTCCCTGACCGGCGCCCCTCCACCTCACCTTCCATACGGGCCGCACCCACACCGGGTGCGGCCCGTACCCCTACCAGGACGCTGGGGAGCGACCATGGATTTCGACGCCCTCCTCGACGATGCGACCCTCGCCGAGACGACCATCGCGCTGTGCTTCAACGGGAAGCTCCGCGCCGAACACGCCCGCATCAAGGCCCGCATCGACGAGCGGACAGCCGCCCGCGACGCGCAGAAGGTGCCGGGCGACGACCGGCTCGCCACCCGAGACGACGCGCCGGACCCGGAGCAGCCGGACCTGGACCGCGTGGTCGAGAAGATGCGCCCCTACACGGTCGAGTTCACGCTGCGGGCCCTGCCGAAGCCGGAGTGGACCGACCTGTTCGCCGAGCACCCGCCGCGCACCGACCGGCAGACCGGCAAACGGAACCCCCGGGACATGATCGGCGTCAACTACGACACGTTCTTCCCCGCCCTGGTCCGCAAGTCGATCGTGTCGCCGGAGCTGACCGGCGAGCGGTGGCAAAAGCTGTACGCGAAGCTGTCCGACGCCCAGTTCAACAAGCTCGCCAACGAGGCGTGGGCGATCAACCAGACGGACGACGATGTCCCTTTCTCGCCGAGCGGATCGCCGGATCGCCCGACCTCCGGCGGAAACTGACCGCAGCGCGAACCCTCGGGATCAGCCTGCGCGAGTTCGACGGCTGGACACCCCGCGAGCACACGCAGGTCACGGCGTGGGACGAGCAGGGCCGGCCGGCCGCGTGGGTGAGCCGTCGGGAGTCGCCGTGGACGGGCCGGGAGCGGGCGTGGATGCTCGCCCTCGACTGGTATGAGGCCGGCCTGTGCCGCAAGTGCGGGCACACTCTCGCCGAGACCACCGACCCGGACAACGACCCGGACAACCCGGCCGCGCCGCGCATGTACGTCGCGGAGCAGCCGATCGAGTGTCTGCACTGCAAGGTCCTCACCAAGTCCGAGCAGAAGTGGTCGAAGGCCGACCCCGGCCAGGCCCCGTACCTGATTCACACCGCGGTGCTGGTCGAACGGCCGGCACGCCGCCGGGGCCGTAGGCGAGGGGGTGGCGGCGGTGACTGATCGGACCGTGTCGGTGCGCCTGCGGATGCTGGTGCGGGATTACGTCTCGGGCAGCAACGACGCCAGCCGCGCCACGCGGCAGCTGCGCGAGGCGCAGGTGCAGCTCGGTCACACGTCCCGCAAGACCGGCGACGACCTGACGAAGTCCGCGAAAGACGTCCAGGTGTGGGGTGAGGGCGTACGCCGCGCGTCGCTGATCACCACCGCGGCGGCGCTCGGCGCGGGCGGGGCTCTGCAGTACCTGGCGCCGGCCGCGGTCGCCGCCGGCGCAGGCGTTGGCACCCTGCCGGGGATCCTCGGTGGGGCGGCGGCGGCGATGGGCACGCTGAAGGTGTCCACCATCGGGGTCAGCGACGCCACCAAGGAGCTGTTCAAGACAGACGACCCGTACGCCCGGCTGGCCCCGTCGGCGCGGGCCCTGGTCAACGAGGTCGGCCGGTTGAAGCCGCAGCTCCTCGCCGCCCAGCAGTCGTTGCAGGGGGCCACGTTCGCGTCGGCGGCCGGGAACCTCGACCGGCTGGCGAAGGTGACGCTGCCGGAGGTGTCCCGGCAGGTGCTCGTGTTGGCCGATGACTGGTCGGAGGCGTGGACGGCGATCACCGACGCGGCCACTGACCCGACGGTGCTGAACGCCTTCGGCACGGTCACCGCCAGCACTGACCGCTTCCTTGACCAGGTGAACCGGCGTATCCAGCCGTTCGCGCAGTCGCTGGGCATGCTGGCCATGTCCGCCGACCCTCTCGCCAGGGTGATCGGTGACCGGCTGGTCGGCGCGATCGACGGGTTCATCGGCGGCATCCAACGGGCCCGCCAGTCGGGTAGCCTCGACGACTTCTTCCGCTCCGGCGCCGAGTCGGCGGGGGCGCTGCTGTCCATCGCCGGGGACTTGCTGACGATCACCGGCCAGGTGGTGTCGGCGGCGAACCGGCAGAACAGCGCGATCGCCTCCACCGCCTCCGCCCTCGACGCCTACGTGGCGTCGGGCCGGTCGGCGGAGGACATCGCTGGCATCGTCGACACGGTCACCACCGCGTATGAGGGGCTGTCGGAGGTGCTGGGGCCGCTGGCGCAGATCGCCCGGGACGCCCTCGCCGACCCGGGCACCCGGGAGGCGGTGGCCACCCTGTTCGACATCCTCGCCGCCGGGTCACAAACGCTCAAGATCGTTTTCGACCTGTTTCAGATGCTGCCCGACGAGGCCCAGTCGTTCGCGTTGGCGGCGTTGGGTCTGACGCTGGCGATGAAGAAGGTCAGCGAGGCTGCCGCCACGATGGGTACGACGGTCAGCGCGGCAGCGACGAAACTCGCAGGGCTGGGCGTGGCGGGCCAGACCGCCGGCCGTGCGCTGACCGGGTTCGTTGGAGCAGCCGGCCGCGCCCTGAACGTGCTGCTTGCGCTTCAGCTCGTCGGCGTGGTGTTCGAGCAGTTCGAGCCGGCCGCCGCGAACGTCGACGCGCTGACTGACTCGGTGGAGCGGTTTGCGAAGACCGGCGACGTGTCGGGCGAGCTGGCACGCGTGTTCGGTGAGAACCTCGACAGCCTCAACAAGGCCGCCGGCGCGGCGGCCAGCGACGGGTTCATCGCCAAGGTGGGCCGCAGCATCGAGAGCGTCATCCCCGCCGTGAAGTCCCTCAACGAGATTTTCCAGGGCGGAAGCTTCCTCGGCAGCGTCGAGCGCTTCCAGGCCCTCGACGCGGCGATCTCCGAGTACGCCCAGCGCACCAACGACACCACCGGCACGACAGAGGCGTGGAACAGGGTCCTTGCCCAGTCAGGTCTGAACGCCGACGAGCTGGCGAAGCTGTTGCCGCGCACCACCGGGGAGCTGACCCGCCTACAGGATCGGGCCCACGGCTCTGAGAGCGCTGTCGGGGCGCTGAGTCAGCGCACGAAGCTGCTGTCCGGGTCGATGGACAAGGCAGTGCTGTCCGGCCGGTCCCTGATCGACATGTTCAACGAGATCAACGGGAAGACCATCGCTTTCGCCGACGCGGAGATCCAAGCCGAAGCGAAGGTCGACGACCTGACGAAGTCGCTGAAGGAGAACGGCAAGGCCCTCAACAAGCAGGGCACCGACTTCGACACGAACACCGCCAAGGGGCGGGAGAACAAGCAGAACGTACTGGAGCTCATCACCGCCGGCGCGAAGGCAGCCGACGCGAAGTACCAGGAGACCAACTCCATCGACGCGGCGAACGCCGTGTACAACGAGTACATCGACCGGCTGCGGAAGACGCTGCACAACGCGAAGCTCACCGACGCGCAGATCGATCGGCTGATCGCCACGTACGGGCAGATGCCGGCGGCGAAGTCGACGGACATCGAAGCCCCGGGGGCTGTCACCGCGAAGAACCAGGTGGGCGAGGTCATCTACAAGATCCGCCAACTTCCCGACGGCAGGGTGGTGGTCGTCGGGGTCAGGACAGCCGAAGCGATGCGGGAGATGCGAGCCGCGAAGGCCGTGCTGGACTCGTTCCGCGATCGGCACTTCACTATCACCGGGCAGGTGCGATGGATCAACTCCGGCAGTCAGGCTGGCAGCCTCAAGGTGCCCGGCGGGACGCAGCTCAAGAACCGATGGGGCGGCATCCACATCCCGACCGCGATGGCCGGCGGCGGCGTCATGCAGGCCAACGTGTACCCCGCCAGCAACCCGCCGCTGATGCAGTTCGCCGAGCCGCAGACCGGCGGGGAGGCGTACATCCCGCGCCGCGGTGACCGACGCCGGAACCTCGCCATCCTCGCCGAGGCCGCGTCGTGGAACAACGCCCAGGTGATCGCCATGGCCGGCGGCGGCATCACCGCGGCGGCGGCCGGGCTGGTGCAGTACGCGCCGTCGTCGTCGACGTCGACCAGGACGCGCGGCACCGCGCTGGAGTCCATCGACGCGGCCATCAGCGCCCGCGACGCGATCGCCCGACTCAACGCGGCGCTGAAGGAGAACGGCCGCAGCTTCAGCCTCTCCACCGCCAAGGGCCGGGAGAACTACTCCACGCTGATCGCGGCTGTCAAAGCCGCCCAGGACGCCGCGCAGGCCAAGTACGCGGAGACGGGGTCGGTGAAGGCCGCGAACGCCGCCTACGACGCGCACATCGCGGCGCTTCGGCGAGCGCTGGCGCAGCAGAAAGTGTCGGCGGCGACCATCGCGGCGCTGACCCGGCAGATGGGCCGGCCCTCCTACGACCTGCCGGCGCCGGCGGTCCCGGTCGGCTCGTCGCGGAACATCGCCGCGGCGGAGGGCCGCATCCGCGCGGAGGGTGCCCTCGCTGACCTGGTCGACCATTTCAGCCTGACCAAGCCGGTGTTCGACATCAAGGACGCCACCGGCCGGGAGAACCTGACGGAGCTGTTCGGCTACCTGAAGGCCGCTCAGGACGCCGCTCAGGCGGTGCTGGAGCAGACGGGGAACCGGAAGGCCGCATCGGGGGTGTACGAGTCGTACATTGCCCGGTTGAGGGCCGCTCTGGGCGGTGCGGGTGCGGGCAAGGGGCTGATCGACTCGCTGATAGCGCAGTACGGCCAGGCGGTTCTCACCCCGAACCGGATCGGCGGGGTGTACGGGCCGATGGCGTTGTCGCAGGGCGGCATGTGGGGGCCTGGCAGCACCCTGTACGGGTTCGCGGAGCGGGGCACGGGCGGGGAGTTGTTCCTGCCCCGGCTGGGTTCCCGCCAGCGCGGCGAGGACATCCTGTCCGTCGGTGCAGGCTGGTACGGCGGCCGGTTCGTGCCGGCCGGCCGGGACAGCGGGTCCCCGACGACGATCCACAACACGCTGACCGTGAACGGCGGCCAGCAGCGGCTCACCCTGGCCGACCTTCAGGGGCTGCTCCGGCAGATGGACGCCCGCGCCCGGGTCGGCCGGAAGAACTGATCCCCCGCGTTCCCGTCTGCTCGTGGCTGTTGGTGAGGGTGGGGGTGGGCGATGCCGCTGCTCGTCGGGTCCGGTGCCGTCACCCCCACCCCACCCACCGCGCCGACGTGGCCCGTCCCGGTCGACCCGGGCGAGTATGTGCCGTCGTGGATCGACCCCGACGGGATCGAGTGGGCGCTGAACCCGCCCGGGAACCAGCTGTTCACGATGAACGCGGTCACCGGCTACGGCATCACCCCCGTCGAGATCAAGACGAAGCCGAAACCGCGTGGCGGGGTGAGGGTGCAGGGAGTACGCCCCCTGCAGCGGACCCTCGTGTGGCCGGTGCGGCTGCGCGGGAACACTCACATGGAGTTCCTGGCGAAGTGGCGGGCCTACGGAGTCGCGTTCGCGAAGACCCGCCGGCTCGGGCCGGGCCTGTTCCGGCTGACCCGCCCGGACGGAACCGCCCGGGAGGTCCTCGCCTGGTACCAGTCGGGGTGGGAGGGCACCCCCGGCCAGGGGCAAACCTTCGACACCCCGGAGCTGAACCTGCTCGTCCCGGACGGGTTCTGGCGCGACGCGCAGCAGGTGGTCGTGTCCCGCTCCTACGGGGCGAGCGTCGACTACCTGGCACCCTTCCCGAGCCTGTCGTCCGGTGAGGTCCTCGGCGACACCGAGATCACCAACCCGGGTGAGGTGGAGGCGTGGCCGACGTGGCGGATCGACGGTCCAGCGACGCAGGTCGTCGCCGTCAACCACACCCTCGGCAAGCAGTTCACCGTCGTGCACAACCTCCTCGCCGGTGAGCACATCGACATCACCACCGACCCGGGTCGGGTCACCGGGCCGTCTGGGGACATGCCGGGCGCGTTGCAGCGGCCCGGGTCGACGCTGTGGCGGCTGGAGCCGGGAGTCAACGACATCACGTTCACCGTGTCCGGGTCCGGCGCGGGCACGAAGATCACGCTGAGTTTCTATCCGCGCTACGAAACGGCCTGACCGGTGGGAGTGCATGGGCCCGCCCCCGTCGAGGCGGAATACGTCATCTGGATCACCGACCACAACCTGAACGTCATCTCCCAGCAGGTCGACGACTGGGCGTCCATCTCCCTGACCCTCCGCTACAACGACGTGTCGTCAGGCGAGTTCACCGCGCCGGCCGCCCCGGACCTGGTCGCCGCGGTCCGCACCCCCATGTCCCGGGCTGTCGTCGAACGCAACGGCGTCATCCTGTTGGCCGGGCCGATCGAGTACGCGGGCGCGCTGGACTGGTCGGCGGAGCAGCACGGCGACGACGGCTACGGCGACCTCACAGTGAGATTCGCCGACGACCTGGCGTTGCTCGCCGGCCGCCTGTCCTACCCGAACCCCGCCCTCGCCGCGACCGCGCAGGACGTCGCGAAGTGGACGACCACGGGCAGCCCGGAGACGCTGATGCGGACCCTGGTGAACCTGAACGGCGGCCCGGGCGCCCTGGCCGCCCGACGCATCCCGAAACTGATCCTCGGCTCCTCGGCCGGGATCACCGGGTCGATCACATGGACGACGCGTTTCCAGCCGGTCACCGACGACCTGCGGGGCATGTCCAACGCGGCCGGCGGCCGAGTCGGGTTCCGCACCCAACAAGTCGGCACGAACATCGAGTTCCAGGTGTACCAGCCCCGCGACCTCACCTCCGGGATCTGGTTCTCCCGCAGCATGGGCAACCTGCTGTCCATCAAGCACGAGCCGGAAGCGCCCACCGCCACCGTCGGGATCGGCGGCGGTAAAGACGCGGGCGTCAACCGGGTCATCGTCGAACGCGGCACCCCAGGTGACTGGTGGCGGCTGGAAACGTTCGTCGACGCGGCCGGCGCCGACAACCTGACCGAGCTGCAAGCCGCCGTGGACGAGGAACTCGCCGGCACCGGCGAGGTGCAGCGCCTGGCGGTGGTCGCCGCCGATGTTGAGGGGCAGCGCTTCGGCGACTACATGCTCGGGGACATCGCCGCGGTGGAGGCCTACCAGGGGCTGCCGGACGTCCCGGACATCATCTCCGCCGTGGAGATCGACGTCGACGCGGACGCGTTGGAGACGATCCGGCCGACCATCGGCGTCAACTCGGCGCAGATGCTGAACCCGTCTGCGGCGGTGCAGCGGGACATCCTGCGGGCCCTGTCCCGCCGGGGGGCGACCGTCGAGATCCCCCTCCCCTGACCTGACCTCTGCCCCACCACCACCCCTTGCACACGAGAGGAGGTGCGTGGTGGCCCAGTACGCGTACCCCACCACCGCCCACAACTCCCGGGCTCTGACCCCTCGGGAGTACGAGGACCTGATGTACCCGGCGATGCCCGACGGCCTGGCCGGGCTGCCGTCGGATCCGCCGCTGATCTACGCCGACGGCACGGCGCTCGCGGTGAAGGTCCGCGCGAACCGGGGCGCCTGGCTGCGGGGCCTGCGGCTGGAGACCGGCGACACCGAACAGTCCATCGCGCTCACTTCCAACGCCACGGCGGGGACGATCCGTAAGGACCTGTTCGTGTGGCGGATGACCCGCAACCCGTGGGACGCCTCGATCGTCCGGATCCCGGGCACCCCCTTGGTTAGCCCGACGGTCCCGTCGCCGGTGTACGGCGCCGACACCTCCACAGGGGTGTGGGACCTGCCGCTGGCGGTGGCCACCATCAACGCTGGCGACGAGGTCACCACCCTCGCGAAGGTCACCCCGCTGGCCTGGTACGTGGGCGAGGACGGGCAGATCCTGTGCACCGACACCACCCGCCCCCCACACCACCTCGGCCGCACCGCCTACGAGACGAACACCAAGCGGTGGATCCTGTCCGACGGCACCGACTGGACGCGGGTTCTCGACGACTCCGGTGTCACCGCCATGACCCGCGAGGCGGGCTGGACGGCGACGAGGAACGAGGTGCGGCGCCGCAACGGCTGGGTGCGGGCCGTGATCACCGCGTCCCGGTCCACCGCCATCGCCGCCGACTCCACCGTCAAGGCCCTGCAACTGCCCGCCGGCTGCTACCCGTCGTCGACGGAGGAGGGCGTCCTGCGGCACGACTCGTCGGCGGGCCTCACCGTCGGCCTGCGGGTCACCCCCACCGGCGGCGTGTACGTCATCACCCCCCAGGGGGTGGGCGTCAACCCCGGCCGCACCCTCACCGGGTCCATCACCTTTCCCGTGGCCTGAAAGGGGCTCGCCTCATGGCACGTTTGTCAGCTGGTGGCGGACCCGCCGACTACACCATCCTCACCGGCGACACCATCACCATCTCCACCCCGTCCGGCGACGTGGACGGCAAAACCGCCGTCGTCGTCGGCGGCATCGAGGTGACGTGGTGGAACTCCGAGACCGGCGGCACCCAGTACACGGACCTCCTCAACTCGTCCGGCGCGGCGGTGTCGTCGATCCTGTCGTCGGACACCACCGACGGCCGTGGCCTCGGGCAGATCGCCCGCGTGCAGTACCCGGAGGGTGTGCGGGGGGCGTGGGCGTCCGCGAACGGCGGGCCGCGGGTGTGGATGCCCGCCGATACCAGCGACGTGGCGGTGGCGGCGCAGGCCCAGGCGGCGGAGAACGCCGCCGGTTTGGCCGCGCACGTGTCGGCACCGAACCCGCACCTGATGGCGTCGAGTGACCTGACGGACTGGGCGGAGGACAGCCCTGCCGCCGGGCAGGTCCCCGTGTGGGACGACACCCTCGGTGAGTACGTGCCCACCACCCTGGGCGGGCTGAACCCGTCGGATGTGGTGTCGACCGCCGGCGGCAGTGAGATCGTCATCCCCACCGGCAACACCACCACCCGCGCCCTCGGCATCCGTCTGCCGCCGGGCGACCGGTCCGGAGCGGCGAACACATACGAGGTGTGGTGGAACGCCGGCACGGTCAGCGTTCCGAACTGGGTGCTGGTCACCCGCCTCGACGCCTACGGGCAACTGCGGGGCCGGCCCAGCCGCAACGACCGCGTATACGGGCAGGTCGCCGCACTGGCGGGGCAGACCGCTGACCTGTTCCAGTTCACTGACGCGGCGGGAAACCCGCTCAGCTGGGTGGACTCCGCCGGCCGGATGCGCGCCCCGAACACGGGCATCACCATCGGCCCTTGGTTCCAGGAGACGGGTGTCGCCGGGACCGGGCAGTACCGGTTCTACAACCCCACCGGCACGCCGCTGATCCTGCGGGGCTTCGTCGTGAGCGCGGGCGGCACGGCGCCGGCCGGCGGCGACTTCATCATCAACCCCAAGTTGGACGGCGTGGCCGTGTACTCGTCGGGGAACCGGCCGAAGATCGTCGCCGGGCAGCGCACCTCCGGTATCGCCGCCGCCCTCACCACCACGGTGTGGCCCGCCGGCTCGTACATCACCTGCGACGTGGACAACGTGCCGTCGACGGCGCCGACGAAGGTCACGATTCAGGGGCTGGCGTACTGACATGGCCATCAGCAGAGTCGACGACCAGGAGGTCATGCCGGCCGCGTCCACGCTGTCCATCGACGTGCCGGCCCCGGCCGGGCTGCTGCCCAACGACTGGATGCTGCACCTGTTCGGCCTGCTCAACTCGTCGGCGACGATCACCGAGCCGGCCGGTCTGGTGGACCGGGGCGCGGCGTCGTCCGGTACGACCCTCAACGCGCGCATCCGGTCGCGAATCGTGGGGAGCAGCAGCTCCGGCAGCATGCTCATCGGCATGGACGCGCCGGTCGGGTCGGCGTGGACGAGCGCAGTCGCGAACTATCCGGGGATCCGCTACACCCGGGACTTCGGCAAGGACAACGTGTGGGGCACCGACGCCGACACGCTGACCGAGCCCATCAAGTACGGCACCGGCAAGTTCATCGACCTGCCCCAAGGGGCGGTCATGCACCTCTCGTGGAAGGACGACCCGGCGCTGCTGCAGAACTGGCTCGACGACCTGCCGACGCTACCTGCCAACCACCCGGGCTTCTACCTGTCGCCGTGGCATGAGCCGCGCGACGAGGTTGATGCTGGCCAGTTCTCGACGGCGACGTTCCGGTCGTGGGGCGAGACGATGGTGTCGATCGTCAACAGCCACCCGAACGGCTACCTCATCCGGGGCGTCGGCCCCATCCTCACGCGGTTTGACCTGGACGAGAAGGGCGCGAACCCCGCCGACTACGGGTTCACGGGAATGACGTTCTTCGGCGTGGACTGCTACCAGTCCGACACGTCGATCAACGCCTACTACGACACCACCAAGATGTTCGGCTACGTCTTCAACAAGGTCACCACGGCGTTCCCCGGAATCAAGCTCATGGTTCCGGAGTACGGGCTGGTGAAGCAGCCGTTCGACACCACCGGCAGCGCCCGAGCATCCACCCTCACCACCCACGTCAACTACCTCAAGTCGCGCGGCGACGTGCTCGCGGTCGCCTACTTCAACGACACCGGATCCATCCCGGGGGTGCCGTTCTCGTCGACCAGCCCGGAGGCTGACGCGTGGCGGGCGTTGCAGGCCGCGCAAACCCCCACCGAGCCGACGCAGTACCACTGGGCCAGCTCGTTGCAGGTGAAGATGGGCGGCTGGGTCGGCGCCTACCGGGGCGTGGACCTCACCTCACCGGTCGCCGGCGCGGCGATCACCGCGGGGGCCAGCGACACCACCACGGTCACCACCCCGCCGGTGAACGTGCCCGCGAACGGGTGGCTGATCTTCGGGGTGGCCACCCGGCACACGCCGGGCGCGCTCGGCTCGTCGGTGTGGTCGTCGAACGTCGGCACCGATGTGCGCCGCGCGGGCCTGGCCACCAACGCCGGATCGGCGGACATCTCCATGGCGGTGTTCGACTCCAACGGGCCCCTGGCAGCCGGCACCGGCGTGACCCGCACCCTCACCAGCACCCTCACCGAAGGCACATCGGTGGTGTTCGCGGTCGCGCTCCGGCCGGCTTCGAGCGGCGACATTCAGCCGGTCCCCGGTATCCCACTGTTCTGAGAGGGGGCACCGCCGTGACGGTGCTGTACGTCGACCTGTCCCACCACGACGTGTCCCGCCGCGGCGGCCTGCCCGACTGGGCGGCGATCCGGCAGGCCACCTCCCCCGTGATGTGTGCCCGCGCGAGCTACGGCGACCCGCAGGGCTTCAACCCGCCGTCCCGGTACTTCCGCGAGTTCGTGAGCGGGGCACGGGCGGCCGGGTTCACCCTGCTCGGCGGCTACCACAACCTGGTGCGCGGCGACCAAGCCAGCATCAACCGACAGGTGGACCTGCTACGGCGGGAGATGGACGCGGCCGGCGCGAACTGGGCGATGCTAGACGTCGAGCGGTACGGGGAGCTGCTGACCCGCAACCTGCATCCCCGGTTCGCTGACGCGGTGGCTTTCTGCCAGCGCTGGCGGGCCGTCGACAAGCGGGCCATCACGGTGTATCTGCCGCGCTGGATCTGGGAAGGCCACATGGACCGCCCCGACCTGCGGCTGCTCGGGGCCCCGCTGGTCGCCTCCAACTACGGCTCCAACCCGGACGGCAACCCGACGGCCGTGTACCGGGCGCGCGGCGGCGACGCCGGGGTCGGCTGGGAGCCCTACGGGAACGTCACCCCGACCGTGTGGCAGTTCGGCTCGAACGTCGACTGCCCCGGCGCGTCCGGTGCCACCGACGTCAACGCGTTCCGCGGCAGCCTCGCCGACCTCACCCGCATCCTCAACCCGGCCGCCGCGGCGGCCACCCCCCAGCAGGAGGACGACATGACCCCGCAGCAGTTCCTGGCCATCCTCGACGACCCGAAGGTCGCCACGAAGATGCGCGCCCTCGGCTGGCAGTACACCGGCGGTGGCATCCCCGCCGGCATGTCCACCCTCAACGTCCTGAACGAACTCGTCACCACCACCCGGGTCGTGGCCGGAAAGGTCGCCGGCGACCTCGTGGACGAGGCCGCCATCGCCGACGCGGTCCTCGCCCGGCTCGGCAGCCGGTCCGCCGCCGACGTACTGAAGGCACTCACCGCCGCCGGCGTCGACGTGTCCGCGCTGCGCGCCGAGATGGACCGCACCTCCGCCTGACCAACCCCTGGCGAGGCCCAACACGGAGGTGGCACCCGTGCATCACCCTTCCGCCCACCTCACCCACCTGTTCCTGATCGCGAACGTGGTCATCGCCGCCGGCTACGCCGCCATTCCGGTGCTGGTGCTGCCGTACCTTCCGCTCACCCGCACCGCGATGGTGTTCGGCGCCGGGTTCCTGCTCGGCTGCGCCGGCACGCACCTGTGGATGGTGCTCGGCGACCACCACCACGGCGGATGGTTCTGGACAGGCGAACACCTTGTCCAGGCCATCTGCACGTGGGGCTTCATCATCACCTTCCATCGCATGCTGCGCGCCGCCGGCCGGCAACGTCGCAGCCCACCCGCACCTTCGGCGCCCACTGGGGAGGCACACGGACGTGATCAACTGGAGCAACCGTGAGCGTCACCAACATGCGGCTACCCGACGACCCAACAGGACGGATGGCTGACCTCCTCGACGGCCTCGAAGCCCTCGTCCACTCGGTCGACGACTCGGCGCGGCAGTCCCGGGCCGTCGCCCGCCGGTCGGAATCCAACCGGCTCAGCCTGCTGCACATCCACGCCGCCGCCGCGCTGATCATCGCCCCGCTGTTTGCGCTGCTGGGCCGTGAGGGTATGCAAGGCCCATCATGGACCGTCGTCCGGCTAATCCCCGCCGCCCCCTACAGCTTGGCCGTGCTCCTCGCCGTCGGCGGGGTGGTGCTGGGCGTCGCCACCTGGCACCGGCACAAGCCCGCCGAGATGCTGGGGCTATGGCTGCTGCTGTCGTGGTACGTGACCATCTCAGTGTCGTTCGCGGGGGCGGCACTGCTGTGGCTGGTCGACAGCGACCACACCGGCCCGAAACCGTCGTTCTACCCGCCGGCCGTGTACCTGCACCTGTCGGTCATCATGGCGGTGCATCTGCGCACGCTGCGCCGGATGCGCCGGGGCGACCAGTGACGTGGGTGCACCTGCTCGCCGTACGGACGGTGAGCGTCGCCGGCCCCTGGACCGACGCCGCGGTGATCGCGGCCCCCATGGCGATGGTCCTCGTCGCTGCGGTGACAGGGGTGGTGACGTGGGCGGTCCGTCGGCAGTCGAAGGCCGTGGATCAGGCCACCGAGAAGAAGACCCGCGCCGAGGAAGCGAAAACCCGCGCGGAGGCCGAGTCCGTGCAGGTTAAGACCGCCCTGGAGCTGCTGGCCAGCGTCCGGCTGATGCTGGCCGAGCAGCAACGCGAGTACGAGGGCCGCCTGTCGCGGGTGTCGTCCGATCATCAGTCGCGGCTTGCGCAGCTCGCCGCCGACCACCAGGCCCAGTTGAAGGCTCTGGCCGAGCGAATCGCTGGCACCGAGGACGACCAGCGGCGGCTCCGCGCCGCGTTCGCGTCGCATCAGACGTGGGACGCCGACGCGGTGGCGACGCTACGTCAGATCAACCCGGAGTGGCCGGACCCGCCGCCGATCAGCCTCGACTAGTCCTCCCGCACCCAGCCGCCGCCGGCGCGCCGCCAACCGCCGTCCAGCGGTTGGCCCGCCGAGTCGTACGCGGCCGGCACTTCCACCCACTCGCCTTCCCACATCAGCTCGACCAGCCGCCGCTCGGCGCCGGCCTGGTCGCGGTGTGCCGACGGCGGGTTCGGGCTGCGCGCCGAACCTGAGCTGCGGCTGCTCAACGTGCGGGCACCGGAGCTGTCGGAGCCGGGCGGCCGGGAGGCCACCGAGTTCGTCAACACCTGGCTGGGTCGGGCCGCGGCAGCGCAGCGCGACACCCGCTGGTCGCTGTGGGTGCAGACGGTGCCCACAGCGGCGGTCGAGCCGGGTCAGCGGACCACCCTGGCCCGCTACCTGGCCACGGTGTGGCGCTACGACCAGCGGCCCGACTGCACGACCGGCGGGCCGAGCCTCAACGACGCCGTCAACGGGTTCCTGGCCGGGCATCCCGAGTGGGGCCACGGCCGCTGAACCGCACACCGCTCTTTCCCATCGAATCCGAAGATCCCAGGAGGGGTCATGTCCGAGTTCCCCCCGCAGCCGGCCGACACGCAGGACAGCATCGTCGTGGAGGTGCTGCGCGAGTACATCCGCCCCGGCCTGGTCGACTCGACCATCCGCACGTGGGTGCCGATCCTCATCGGCTCGGTCCTCGCCTGGGTGGCCGCGCACTGGAACATCGTCGTCCCCGCCCACGCGAGTTCCACGGTCGTCGTGGCCACCACCGGCCTGGTCACCGCCGGCTACTACATCGCCGCCCGACTGGTCGAGAAGCGGTACCCGAGGCTGGGTCACATCCTCCTCGCCCTCGGCCTGACCCGCGCGAAGCCGGTCTACGCGCAGCCGGCGACGGTGAAGGCGGTGCGCGGCGACGACGTGGCCCCGGTGCCGACGGATCCGGCTCACCTGTGAAGCGGGCGGTCTTCACCGTCGCCTTCCTCGCCGTCACCGCGGTGGCCCTGGTGATGGAGTGCTGGGCGTCATGGGACGGCAACGCGGGCACCATCCCGTGGACCTACCTGATCGTCCGGTACGTCCCCGGCGAGGTGTTCGCGTTCGGGTTCGGCGGTCTCGTCGTCTGGCTGACCGTGCACTTCGCGCTGCGGTACGCGCACCGGCGCCGGTTCCTGGATCGGACTCCCTGATCTGGGTGCCGCTCCCGCTCCCCAGCGGCGGCACCTAGGGCGCCCCACCCCCAGCCTCACGGCGGGGGTGGGGCGCTTCAGCGCGGGGGTCGCAGTTCGGCGTCGGCGCGGAGCCGGAACAGGCACGGCCAGTAGGCGGCGCAGTCCCGGCAGCGGCGCGGTTCGTCGTCGCACCGCTGGTGCCGGTCGGCGAGGGCCCGCCAGTGTTCGCGATCCACACCCTCAGGTACCCGAACGCCCCGGCTCTCCATAGCGGAGAGTCGGGGCGTTTCGTGCTGGCCGAGGTCAGGCGGGCAGGGCCACCTGCGTGTCCGCCGGCACCCAGTGGGCGATGTGGCGGGCGGCGCCCTCGCGGGCGGCCTGCTCGTCGGCGAGCCACACACCGCCGTTGCCGCAGGTGCACCGCCAGTCCCAGGAGTGACGCGACTCGGAGACGGTGATCTCGTGGCCGGAGACACCCGGGTCGCCGGCCGGGTAGGCGGGCACCTGCTCGACCCGGGCCCGCTCGCCGTCGTCCAGGGCGTAACCGCGCTCTGCGTTGTACTTCGCGGCGAACACCTCGGCGTCGGCCAGGGTGGCGAACACGGCGATCGGTGCGTCGTCGGCGTACAGGCCGGCGCACACCATCGGCAGCATCTGCAT